AGTGTATGTGTGGCATGCAAGTCAATGCCAAATGCTTTCATTAAACTTAAAATTTGGTCGCTGGCCACAGTAGTTTCATCTTCAGGGCACAACAGTGTTTTCAATGTGCCGTTTTTGTCTACAACAAAAACATAGTCATCATCTGCAATGTTATCGAAAAAATCGTCCTCGGTACCTTCATCAACATTGTTTAAATTTTGTGCCATTTTTTTGTTTCTCCAATTTTTTCAAATAGCGATTGCCTTTACGAACAAATTTTAACACCACAGGATCATTTTTGTCAAAGACCCTTGTGTAAGTTTTGTATAGTTGGGTTCGTTCTATTCGTTTTGCAGCCGGCGTAATTTCAATAACTGCGTTTGCAGCAGCAGACCAAGCATAAGCATCTAGCTCGTCGCTGTCTCCATAGTAGCACTGTTGCTCACGCTTGGCAGGATTAAGGCTGCTGGCTGCATAGGGTCTATTCATTTTAAAGTCACGGCGTCTAAACTGATGCATGTGTACAAACTCGTGACCTAAAATGCAAGCAAAGTCTATGCAAAACTCTGCCCATTGCTCGGGAGTAATGTCATTCTCGTTGAATAACAAATGCTTCCTGATTTTGTGTATGCTGATTTCCATTTCAATTGGCTTTAGACCTGCTTCGTCAAGTTCAGCATCATACAGTCCTGCTACTGGCAATTGATTGGGCAGTAGGTTAAGACTTTGAACTAAGGTGATTCTACATTCGCGAAATGGAACTGCGGCTTTGATTTTTTTTAAGAATTCATCACCAGTTAATCTTTGGTCATATACTCGTTCGTATAGACCAAATAATCTTTCCAGTAATTCAAAATAGTTCATTACTTAAACAGTATAAAAGCCATCAGCACAGATTGTCCAATAAATCCAATACCAATGGTAATAATATTTAACTGATCTTTAAGTAAAATGGCTCTGCCAAATAACATGACTAAACTGATGTAGATAAACAGCACAAGGTCAATGTTTGGTGGTTTGTCAGTTAGTCCGCTCATCAAAGCCAACATACTGGGCACAGTACTGAGATGCAGTGTGATTGCAGCCATCCATCCCAATGTTTCAGCAGTTAGTTTTTTTAAATGGTCAAGAAAGAATTTCTTTACAAGTACAAAAAACTTTAACAAACTGTAGTTCATTTTATTCCTTATAGAAAATGTGTTGACCGATTTGTGCTATGCGTTCTTTGCGCCAGCCTGGGCTGACATAGGTAGCATGATAATACATTGCGTTCGTTAAACTGGGCAATCTAAAATTTTCCAGTAAAACCTTTTTAGCAACTTCCTGACTTTCTTTGTACAAGGGTGCGTACACAGGTTTGACCATGTGTGTGCTTTCGCAGACCCAGCTGAATTGACAAATTACCTTTTGATAAAATGTATTTTTTTGATAAACAACTCCGCAGACATTGTCTGCAAACTTGCCTGATTGTACACGATTCATGGTGACCTGAGCAACCGCAACTTTACCTTCAAATGGTTCCGAAGCTGCTTCCCAATAAATATTTTTGGTTAAGCAGTCTAATTGTCGCTCACGCTCGGCCATGGTGATTGGTGGATTACTTAGACCTTCGGCAATTTTAAATTTCAAGCTGTCGAATTTGGCTTGAACTGCTGTGGTTCCTAACGCAAATAAAATTGCGCCGGCTATGACTAATAATAATATTTTGGTTGACTTTATCACTCTGTCATAATATTGATTTGATATAGCGTGTGATGCCATATGTACTTTCTCCTTTCTTAAAGAGTGTGTTTTTATATAACTCGTTGGAATTTTATGATCTATGCGTAGTTAATGGATTAACTGCATACATTATAGCGGTTTTTTTGCGTTTTTTCAAGTTTTTTGAAGTGTTTTTACACTAGACCGGTAACTTTTCCACCAGCATTACTGATGAAGTCACTGTTCTTGTATTGGTTCAAAATGTTTTGAGCAATGTTGCCAGACACAGTTGGTTGTGACAATTGATACAACAAATAGTCGGTGCCAATTTGATTTCTGTCTACGCCGTATTCCGGTAAACTGCTGACAAAAGCAAATATTTGACTATTATCGTTAAATGACGAGACCGAAACATTTGCTTTGTTATAGTTAGTAGTTTCAATAGAAAGATAACCGCAGGCCATATTATAGTTGGTATTAATTTTATCCACAATGGTGGTCATCTTTGGATCTGCAGCGATGGTGTTTAACAAAGACAAGTATTGTTGTTGTTTCGCTATACATTGAGTTTGCCACCAATCAGGTCCGCCTGTGCCAGGGATTGTATAAGCATTGCCTTGGGAATCAAATGCTGTTTGTGGAGGAGGAACAGGAGTATAATTAGCTGCCGCTGTGTTTTCAGATTCGCTTAGTGCCACTCTTGCAAAATATCTACTTATTTCTGATAAAATACTGGTAATTTGTGTTCCATAATCTGTAGCGTATAATTCTGCTATACCTTCATTCACCTTTTCTAAGTTTTCTACATAATATCCTGCGGCTGTTCCTATTACATTTAAAATAGAAATAGGTGCATTATTTGCACTCATAGGCAAATAATTCCGTAATTGTGCAACTATGGCAGGAGTTAACAAACTGTCATTTGTTTGTAAATCTTCTATACTGGAAGAAGTTTCTGTTTGAATTTTTATAATTAGGTCTGCTACCTGCTGACCTAAAGTAAAATTACTGCCGGGGGCTTTAAGATATATATCTTTGCCCACTTCTGCTAAGTTCATAAATCCACTGTCATTGGTTAGTCCGCTGGTAGCTTCTATACTTGTGTAGCTTAAAGGACTAGTAAACAAATCTGTTGGGACTTTTGTTTGCAGCACACTTTGAATTACCGCCAAATCACTGGCAGCAGTAATTGTTTGTAAAATAGCATTTAATTGTTGTGTGTAATTAGGATTTTCGATCTGTTGATAGATTATGCCTGATTCAAATAATTTTGTACTAAGGCCCCCTATAGCACCTAATCCATTATCAATCAATGTTTTTGTAACACCATTACTGGTTCCAAAAATACCCAACGGTATCGTATCTACTAATTTTCCTATATTTTTAAATGATTGTATTAGTGCCACGCTGCCTTTGTAAGCAACCCACCCTTGGGTTATTAAATCGTTATAACTGTTAAAACCAAAATATTTCAAGTTTTTAGCTTCTGATTCTAATAGGCCTTTAGTGTAAGCATTTGAAGTTGTTACCCAACCTATTAATTGGTTTAAAACATTTATAAAATAAAAATTATCCCAATAACTACTGCCGGATAATCTAGTCATTTGTAAATCAACATAATACACAAAACTACCAGGCATAGTTGCTTGATACTGTTCAGGCATTACTCCGGTTAACGCAGGAATAGCACTATTAGACCCAAATGTTGTTTTTTGTGGGTTAGTCCAATAAGTCCTATAATATCCAGATAGCCAAGGTGCAACAGTAGTGCCAACAGGATATAATGCGTATTGTTGGCCTGTTGTTGGATCAACAGAAGTATAGATAGGAGTGGCTGTTTGACCGTTGCTATTGATATATCTATAGTCTAAAGGCCTGTTTTTATCAATTAAGTAATTATTACCTAATGCGGTGGCTACCATATTACCTAATGCCGATATGGAGCCAGTATAAACACCACTTAGATTGCCTGGGGACGAGTCGCTGGATTCCCGCCAATAGTTTGGATCAAATACAAGATTGCCATTAAAAGTTGCATTCCAAGTTGTGTCTAAAATAGTTGCCGCATTAGCACCAATAACAGGCCCATTAGCAAAAATTTCATTTATTTGTTGAGAATAATCGCTCATTCTCCTGTACCTCCTGCCCCGCCAACCCCAGCACCAGCTGCACCAGCGCCTCCAAATCCGCTGCCAGCAGCTACACCAGCGCCGTCATAAGTTCCACCAAAGTCACCAGGATTAGAGTTAGCACCTGCTATAGATCCCCCTGGCACTCTTGTAGCATAATAAAGCCATGTGCCAAATCCTAATTCCGATCTTTTCGCCACCCAAACAAATTCATATCTATTTTCATCAGGGCCGCAATCCTGGGCTCTACGATACAAATAAATGTCGTCACCTTTGGCTTGATAGTTTATACCTACAAGATCTTTACTTATGTCTGGGGTTCTTGGCAAGCCTGTTCGTGGGTCAGTTGACAAAGGCCTTAAAGCAACGCTATCTGTAAATATTTTCATAGCAGCGGTAAATCTTTGATTAGGACCAAACGCAAACGGTGTGCCTTGCGCCATATAAGCTGCCAATGCTAACTGCAACGGACTTAAAGATGGTTCAACAATTGGATTATTATTTTGATAAACTAAAGGTACTGTTGCCATATTTTAACCAAAAATTACATCACTGCTGGCAGTTCTAACAGTGTGACCACAAGCACCTGGACTACCTTTTACAACCGGAGTGAGACCATTTACTTTAACAACTCTGGCAATAGATGATGTAGGACCACCACAGTGTGCCGGTGGACAACCTTTTACTCCGCAACAAGGGTGAGCGGTGTAGATAATGCCACGCAGCGCTACCGGACGGCCATTTACAAATACATCAGGACTAAATGGTGCTGTTAACACGCCACCTGGTCCTAATATGTCTCCTACTCTTGCTGCTCCTGGCATAATGATCCCGTCAAGTAATGATGGATCCTTTGCTGACTGTTTTAATGCCTGTAGTAGTTTGGATGTAGTGGCTCTCCATTTCTGCAATTACAGGGGCATGCAACATTACATGCTCAGCACGGATCTCTATAGCATTATTTATATCCCCTGTAAACAGGCTCTGTACGAGCCCAATACCTTGACTGCTGGGCAATACTGTACAGGGTCTATCAACTAACCAGTTTGAGCCGTTGATTGACTTGATCTTAGCTACGATTTCGTCGCCGTTTACCATTTTAAATGCAACAATATCGCCTTCTTTGTATGATTTATTCATTAACATTTGCTCGTTCCTTGAGTTCACTTTCTGTTAGCCTAGCTAGGCCTTGATATCCACCTTGTACAAACAGTTTACCATCCTTATAAATTTGTGGTACTGTTCTGTGTCCTTCGTTTACAATAAATTGTCTTGCATCGGGATTTTCATCTACACGGATTTCTTCAAATTGAATGTTTTTTAATTTAAGTAAATTTTTTGCTTGATCGCAAAAAGGACAGTTGGCTTTACTGTAAACAGTTAACATAGTTTTCCTTTGTTTATTTTAATTAGTCTTAGTAAGCGGCCAAGATTAAATTACTGGTAGCTCATCATAATCTAAGTTGTCGCTCATTACACCAATAACATAATTGGTTGATTCATTTTCTTGCAGCGCAGTCTGTTTCTTACTGGTATCACTGTGTTTATTGAACCAAGGAATAGGTGTTGTCTTTGGTGCAGGCAAATGATATTTTAATCCAATATCATGTAGTGCTGACTTGGCTGTGTAGTCCACAAAGTCTTTGAGAATAGTTGAACCCAGTCCAATAACAGGACCTTTCTTAAACAAATAATCTGCCCAAGCCTTTTCTTCACGAATAACATCCATGTACATGGCGTAGACTTCGTCGCGACACTCTTCTGCTGCCTGTGCAAATCTTGCGTCCTCTTTGACCACTTGATTAATAATCCAAGCAGTCCAACCTTTGTGTAGTAATTCGTCTTGTAGGATTAAACTGATGATGTTGCCATTACCAATAAAGATCTTGTTTTCAACCATTGCTAGACTTGTAGCGAAAGACACCATAAAGCGGAATGCTTCTAGTGCATAGCTGGCATTGAGTGCAAGCCAAATCGCTTTTATGTGTTCTTTTTCCGAAATTTCTTCGCCCAGTTCTTTGCGGCAGTTAACCATGTGTAAGCGGTCATAATACTCGCCAACACTTGAAGCCATGTCCACAATTTCTTTAGTATCGTGAATAGTGTTAAAAACTTCTTTAGGTACATTATAAATGTTACGGATGATATGACTGTAACTACGGCTATGAATATTTGTTTCAAAAAAGGTCCAATTGTAAACAAGTGCTTCTAACTCCGGTAAACTAACCACAGGTGTAAAGATTTGACTAGGGCCACGGCCTTGAAGACTGTCCAGGGCTGTTTGTCTCAGTAAATTGCTGGTAAAGATATGTTTAACTGCTTCGCTGGCTTCTTTGAAGTCCCCAGCATCTTTGGTAAGACTGATTTCTTCAGGCACCCAAAAGAATCCGCGAGCAGTTTGTTCAAAGTCTACAACTTTTTTATATTTTACTTCTTCAAATCTTTGAATAGTAACTGGACCTGCGGGGTCAAGAAACATCTTACGATGTAGATAATCTGTAGTGGTGGCAAGGTTATATTGTTGTTTACTCATTGTTGTTTCACATTCAAAATTTTATCAGCAAATGGATCTGGTGCTGCCACTGGATGCTGTACGCAAGCAATGGGATCACCTTGTCCCGCTTCAGTTAAAAACTCAGTACCTTTGGCAATTTGATTAATAGGACAACTACAGCGAGCAACTGTGGTTCCGTTAATGGGATCTTTTTCATAACGGCACATCATACCCCAACAGTTGGCACTGCCTTCAGCTACCGCACCTGGACAGGCCTGTACTTTGGCTCTGGTTGCAGACTTAGGTGTTTGTACAAAGTTGTTGGCTTCTTGAGGATAGTGGAATCGTGGTGCAAACAAACTCCAAACTTGCGTTGTGGGATCGTCTACACTGCAACTACCTTTCATAACACCAGCACTGGTATCAGCAATGCTGGGGCCATCTAATACTGGACATTTGCACTCAACTTCAGGATAAGTTACGCCATTGTTAGTAGTAATTGTTTTTCCTGTTGGTTTACAAGTACTGGCAGCACAAAGAGCGTACTTGCCTTTACAAATAGTAAGTTCGCCTGCATGAACAAAGCCAGCTGCAAACAATGATAATGCCAATATTAGAGCTTTCATATTAATGATTTCCTGGTGGGATATGTGGGCATGGTTCTTTTGATCCATGTCTTGTGTGACACTTAGGGCAGAATGGTTCCATAATTATATCTCAATGAAACTGATCTGCTTCAGTACTGCTTTTATTAGCAACTGTTGATGTAGCACCAACTGCTTCGCTAATTAAATCAAAGTAACTGACACCAACTTCACGCTGATGTTTAACTGTGGTAAAGCCACGCTCTTGTGCAGCAAACTCACGCTGTTGCATTTCGCTATAGCCAGCCATTCCTCTTTCTTTATATGCTTCAGCTAATTCAAATGTAGCCAAGTTAACACTATGGAAACCTGCCAGCGTAATGAATTGGAACTTGTAGCCCAGTTCGCCTAGTTCGCGCTGGAAAGTTTCACATTCATCAGCACTTAAAAACTTACGCCAATTAAAACTAGGACTGCAATTGTAGGCAAGCATCTGATCAGGATATACAGCATGAATGGCATCGGCAAACTTTCTAGCCTGTGCAATGCTAGGCGTCGAAGTTTCGAACCATAAGAGATCAGCGTAAGGGGCAAAAGCAAGACCTCTGCTAATACAAGCATCAATGCCATTTTTAAATTTGTAAAAACCTTCCTCAGTACGCTCATTTATGATAAAATCCTTGTCTAAAGGGTCATGGTCACTGGTAATAAGTGTAGCAGCTTCTGCGTCAGTGCGAGCCATAATAACTGTATCTACTCCTGCTACATCCGCAGCTAATCTTGCAGCATTTAGTGTGCGAATCATTTGGCTTGTAGGCACTAAGACCTTACCACCTAAGTGACCACATTTCTTTTCACTGGCTAATTGATCTTCAAAGTGTACGCCTGCGGCGCCAGCTTCAATCATTGCTGACATTAGTTCATAGGCATTTAGCGCACCACCAAAGCCAGCTTCTGCGTCTGCTACAATAGGCAGGAAGTAATCTGTTTCTACCTTGCCTTCACTGTACTCAATTTGATCAGCACGACGGAAAGCATTGTTGATGCCTTTGACTACACGGGGCACAGAATCGACGGGATACAGTGATTGGTCAGGATAAGTTTGATTAGCAGTATTGTTAGCAGCCGCAACTTGCCAGCCACTTAAATAAATTGCTTTTAGTCCTGCTTTGGCATGTTGTACTGCCATTTGACCATTGTACGCACCCAGTGTGTTAATATAAGGTTCCGTGGCCAACAGCTCTCTCAGCTTTGCGGCTCCTCTTTTAGCTAGGGTATGCTCGATTTGAACACTGCCTTGCAGTTTTTTCACTGTTTCCACAGTATAGTTTCGTTTTTTCATTTTAACTCCAAATAAATTCGATTGTCTTTAACTACGACATCAACAACAATTTTTTCTAGCCCTTCTGTTTTTACAACTACAGGAATACTGGGCCAGCTCTTAGTTAAATTGCCTGTTTGGCTCTGTTGCATGGCAATGGTACTCCATGCTTGTTTAAGCCGTTCTTGAACATCGTAAGCGTCCATTATTTACAACTTGCAACTTTCACAGTCTTCTTGATCTTCAAAGTCAATGGCACTGCTGATGCTGCTGCTGATCTGTGCTTCAGGTTGTGCTTCCTGCATGTCTGCCTTTGCACCTTGCTTGTTGATAAGACTGTAATAAAATGTTTTCAATCCCCACTTGTGTGCTTGCATTAAGTTTTTAGCAATCAGGGTAGTAGGTACTTTGCGTCCTGGGAAATGTGCAGGATTATAGAAAGTGTTGGTGCTGATACTTTGGTCAACATACGCAGCCAATACCGCAGCGGTTTTCAAATAACCCACACAGTCTTTCTGTTCCCACATTAATTCGTATTTGTGTTTTAGTTTGGCATAGTCAGGTGCTACTTGTGTAAACGAACCTGCTTTGCTTTCTTTTACTGTGATCAAACTCATAGGCATTTCGATGCCATTTGTGCTGTCAATTACTACACTGCTGCTTTCCACAGGAGCGATAGCCATTAGTGTAGCGTTTCGAACGCCCCACTGTCTCATGTTGTTTCGCAGTGTTTCCCAGTCTAGTTCTGGTTTAAAGTCTGCCAGTTCATTAACACCTTCGGCTCGCAATTCCCAAGGAAAAACGCCCTGTCCATATCTTGTTAAGTCACTGTGTCCGCATTTGCCGCGTTCACGAGCAAGATCAACTGTGGCTTCTGTTAAGTAAAATGCTTGATGTTCCATCCATGTCTTTACATCTTGCAGTGCATCTTTGTCGCCATACTTAAAGCCACGCTTGGCATGCCAATTGGCCAAGTTAGTTACGCCAATACCCAAAGGTTGAATCTCTTTGTTGCTTAACTCACTTTGTATGGAAAGAAAATCTTGATAGTCCAATATATTGCAAAGGCTACGCTGTAGAATGCGACAAGCCCTACGCATATCTTCAGGATTACGGAACGCACCCCAGTTAATCGATCCAAGAGTGCAGAGGGCAATGCGGCCGTCAGGATCATCAAGACGCTTAAAAGGACGAGTAGGTAAAAGTATCTCACAGCACAAATTACTTTGATAAATGGTATGATATTCAGGATTGAAAGGACCTTGGTTCATGACATTGTCAATGAACACAAGATAAATTCTGCCTGTGTCGGTGCGCTCTTTTAGTATTCCGCTTTTGAATACTTCTTCGGCATTCATGGTCTTTTTACGAAGTCCAGGTGTGCGTTCATACTTGACATATAGTTCTTCAAACAGTTTACTATTACTGTAAAAAGCTTCGTATAAGTCAGGTACTTCGTTGGGATCAAAGAATGTAATATTCTCTTTATTTTTAAAGCGGCGCCAAAAGAATGCTGACAGTACTACTCCGTAGTCCATGTGACGAACACGAGTTTCTTCTGTACCTTGATTGTTCTTAAGCACAATAAGGTCATCAAACTGATGATGCCAAATAGGATAGAATACAGTAGCTGACGCATTGCGGATACCACCCTGGCTGCAACTACGAAGGTCGCCAAACCATTTCTTAAGGAAAGGAATCATACCAGTGTGCATGATCTCGCCACCGCGAATGGGCGAACCCAGAGGACGCAAACGACCAATTTCTAGACCAATACCAGCTCGCTTGCTGGCATACTTGGCCATCATCTCCCCGGATGCAAAAATACTGTCAAGATCGTCGTCACTGCGGATGAGAACACAGCTACTAAATTGTTTTGTTGGAGTGCCCAGACCAGCAAGAACAGGAGTGGCAAGAGTGAAAAGACCGTCGCTAGCCGCATTGTAATATTCCTTTATGTAGCGCATTCTCGCTGTGTTGGGTTCTTCTTTGTGAAATACAGTTGCAGCTGCTATCATATATCGAACCTGCGGAGTTTCATAAATTTCTTTTGTGGCACGATTGCGTACTAGATATTTTTCTATCAGCTGTTCAATGGCTGCATAACTGTACTGTTCATCTTTTTCATGATCCAGCATTTCATTCATTCGGTCCCAGTCTGCTTCACTGTACCATTCCAACAGTTCAGGAGTATACAGACCAACTGCCACATTTCGTTTTACAATGTCATAAAGATGTGGCACTTCATAGCTGCCGTATACATCCTTACGCAACATGCTAAGACGCTGTTTGCCTGCAACATATTGATAGTTGACATGGCCAACATCAGGATTAGACTCTACATCGATCAAGTCTACAATAGCTCTTAGAGTTAGTGCGTCAATTTCTTTAGTTGTGATACCGTCAAAAAACTGTGGATGTGTTTTGATTTCAATCATGCTTTGACTGACATCGGCTACACCTTTGCATACTTTTTGAATCTGTGCTTGCCACTTTTCTAGATTTAATTGTTCTTTTGTGCCGTCTCGTTTAATAACTTGAATCATTGTGCTCAATCTCTTATTGTAATAGTTCTAACCCTAAATCCTTAACGGAAATAGTTTTCTTTAGTTTTAGTGTCTTGTCAATCTGTGTTTTATTTAATACAGTATCATGTTCCATATTAAGAACATATTTTCCTTGGTCAACAAATAATAAATTATATTGCGCCATGGATGATGGCTCATAATATACTCTTATTTCTAATTCGGGGCGGTGCTCACTTAGATATAGAGTATACAACATTCCTAGTGCAATTGCAAGATTGCAGTAGTAGTTTTCGAATAATAATTCCCAAGGTCCAGGCCAATCTTTGACTTCATCCAGTGTAAGATAGTATTTTTGATATGGCGCATAAGTCCATAGGTGTTCGGTTTCCCAAACTGCTTGTTCTAGGGATAACGAACTGATGCGATGTCTAAAATCCTGCCATAACCTTAAACGGTCATAGGGCATTTCGTTCCAAAAATTATTCAATTAAGACCAAGAAACTTTAGTAAAATTATACTTTAAATTAGCATCAATACCAGTGTTGGTAGTTTTGTATTGCACTGCCGCAATGTTGCCGAACATGTTAACTGACAATACAACGCCCACATTGGCTGTTTCTACGAATGTGTCAGAGTAAGCAACAGTTGTATTATACTGTGCTATTGTTAGTGTACCTGTTTTATAGTTATCACCACGCTGTACGCTATAATCCACTGTTACACTGGGTGTTGTATTTGCAAAATATAAATCGCCGCCTATGTTGGCATTGGCGCTGGTGTTATTAGTTAAAGTATAAGCAGTGGAATAAGCTACATTAGGCAAATCATTTTCTGTAAGAATTCTTGTATTGCCTACTTCAGGTGCGCCTTCAGCTAGGGTACCATTACCAATGTACAATTGTTGTGTGTCTACAGCCCAGCCTAGTTCTGCACTGGCTAGCTGTGGTAAGTTTTCTTCAACGCCCCTGCGATGTTTGATCTGACTGATTTGAACTATGGCCATGTTCTTGTTATCCTAATGTTGTATTTAGTACAAACTATAATACTGCTGTATGCGATTGAGCCACTTTTCAGTCCAATCCTCAAATTCTTGGCCTTCTACTGTAAATTCCTGATACTCAAAGTTTCCACTGCACATTAAAATAACACCCTGTTTTATATCAGTGCCATGTGTTTCATTGTGTGCTAGTGCGTAGGCTGCTAACTGTAAAAAATAATCTTCAATCCACTCACGCTTTTTGGGTTTATTTGTTTGTTTAAAGTCCAAAATAGCAGGTTTTCCATTCCAAACTGCAATACAGTCTGTGGTGCCTGCGTATAACCCACTGCAATACAATGGAACTTCTACTCCCCAGTATTCCTGTACCTTTTTGCCCAGGCCTTCAAATATAATTGTATTGGCCATGCCGTGGCTTTGTTTACTAAAAGGATTAGTGCCGGGCTGTCCCAGTTCTCCATCTTTAATAAAATTTTCCAACCACTTGTGCATTCTAGTGCCGCGATTAGCAGCTTCTGTAGTAATCTGCTGAGCAGCTGCTTCACCTACACTTTTACGCCAACGCATTAACGCTTGAACTTTTTCCTGTGGTTTTGTAGCATCCAAGATAGTAGTAACTGACGGAACTTTAGTACCATCGGGCAAACAATAGTGTCTGCGGCCATCTACGCTTTCGCGATTAATAGGAGTATAGTTATATTTTTGAATTAACATGATATTTGAGATAAAAATTTTTCTGCTATTGCAATGTGTGTTTTAGGTCCAGGGTGTGCAAAATCTCTGCCAACATCCATGGGTTCGTCTATCCAGTTATTTGTTAGATCTTGATATAGATTAAAGTTATAAATTTTAGAGAAGTTATTTACATAAATTTTATTTTTTGCAGTCCAGTTAGTTACATTATGATCTGTTAATAGTCTTAATGCACTTTTGTCATTACTCCACGATGATATAGAATCAATACCATACTGATCATACAGTTCATATCTGTACATATCGGGCCATAGTATTAAAACAATTTTTGGCCTTAATAGCGGTACATAATTTGTAATTAATCTTGCCACAGTGTCCGAACTGCCACCACCGTGGCCATAATTATAGACTTTGTAAGTAGGTAATCTCTGCTGTATGATTTCAGGCCACGGAGTTTGAACTGCTACACCTTCAGTGTGACTACAACCAAAACATAAAATTGTATTGTCGGTATTTGCTAAGTCAACTTGATGCGTTCTAAAACCTTGACTGTTATAGGTATAAGTTATGCTGGTCTCAGTGTAATCGGGATGTGGGTTTTTCTTGTAATTTTCTTCACTGTCCATGCCTGACCAATACTCAGTTGCATTGGGAGGATTCCAGCCGTGGCGAGCTAGGTAGCCCTCTTGCCAATGATTTTGTATTGATTTCATCAAACTCTAAAACTTTCTCCGCAACCACAGCGATCTCGCTCATTGGGATTGATAAATTCAAACCCTTCATTAAGACCATTTCGTTTGTAGTCTATTATAAGTCCCTGCAGATATACGCAACTTTTTGGATCTACAAATATCTTACAGTCAGCACAGTCTATGCATTGGTCTTCGGGCTGTGGTTGATCAACATATTCTAACACATAAGCCAGTCCGCTGCAACCGGTAGTTCGAACACCAACGCGAAGTCCAACACCTTGACCTCTTTTGGCAAGCTGTTGTTGGACTTTTCGAGCTGCTAGTTCAGTTAGCGTTATCATGTCGTTTGCGATAGTCTGCTACTGCGGCTTTGATAGCATCTTCCGCTAAAATAGAACAATGGATCTTAACTGGAGGCAGTGCCAGTTCTTCGGCTATTTCGCTGTTTTTGATACTACCGGCTTCGTCCAAAGTTTTGCCTTTGACCCACTCTGTTACCAAACTGCTGCTGGCAATGGCAGAACCACAACCATAGGTTTTAAATTTGGCATCAGTAATAACACCCGTTTTGGGATCAACTTTGATTTGTAATTTCATCACATCACCGCAAGCAGGCGCACCTACCATGCCTGTACCAATGTCTTGTTCGTCTTTGGCAAAGCTGCCAACATTTCGGGGATGTTCGTAATGATCAATCACGGCTTGACTATAGGCCATATAAATCTCCTCAGTGATTATACTGTATTTAATTAGTCTTGTCTACGCTTCATGGCGCTTTTGGCCATGTTGGCAACTGTCTGCTCTGGATTGTCTACTGGAGCGCCTTTGGCTTCGGGCTCTTCAGGATTGTTAACACTGCTGTAACTGTGTGTAACAAAAACTATTTCATCGGGTGTGATTTGTTTTACAATGTTCTTCATAGCAGGAATAGCTTCATTGGCTGCTCTTAAGTCATCTACTGTAAAACTGGTTAAGCCTGTGTTTTGAATTAGTCGCACAATAAACTGTACAGGCAGTTTAGCCTGTAGTTCACCTTGGTCAACTTTGCTTTTTATAAGGCTCAAAGCAGTGACGATGCTGCTGTTATCGTCACTGGTTTCAGTCACGCGAATAAAATCGCTGGCTCGCATTATCGTCTTTCGCGGCCAAGTTCTTCTTCACCGCCTGCAGCTGCATCAGCTGTGGCAAAGTCTTCACCACCTGCTTCTAGGTCTGCATCTGGCGCAGGCATTTCTGCACCACCTACTGCACCTGCACCACCCAGTGCCATTGGCTCAGCAACTTGCTCGCCCGCCAGTTGGCGGCTTCCATTGTCTAAGCTGTCACGAGCAGTGTTCAACGCATCCATCAAACCTTGTAGCGCACCTGTAGCAGTAGTTTTAAACTGGTCTGCTTGAGCTGTGCCTAACTGGTCACGAATAGTGTCTAGCAGCGGAGGAAGCTGTTCGTTTAACATTTTAGACGCATCAGTTATCATGTCCTGAATGCTGTCTACCATGTCTTTAGCTGCTAGCACTGCTTCAGCAGTTTCTAGTTCACCTTCTGTTAGTAGTCTGTTGTCACGCAACCAAGCGTCAACACCTTCTTTTACCATGAACATTTCCATGTATTTTGGATTCTGTTCAGCAGTGTGAATGCCATAGCTTTGGCGGATTTTATTTAGACTTTCTTCAATGGCAATGCTTAGGCGCTGTGCTTTAGCATAAGTCATGTTGTCATAGTCTACAGTAAAACCAAAGCGGCTTTCCATAACTTTGTTAAGACGGTGTGTCTTTTTAGGTGCAAGTTCTTTTAAATTCATAATATGGTATCCCAGATTTTATTATATTTATGCGTGTTCATTGTTTTCTTGAATTCCGATTCGGCTCGTTTTAGCCTAGCATAAGCTTCTTGAAATTTAGCTAGAATTATATCTCGATTTGACACAGGGCCGGCTTTTTTATTGTTTAGCTTGTAATAAAGTATGTCGTATTCTGCTCTTGCTAAAGCCAGTTCAGTGTCTACTTTAAGTAGATTATCTGAACTGGTGAATTTGTAGAGTTTTTCGTAGGCACAATAGTAAATTGCTATCTGTTTGTTTTGAAAATGATGTAAAAACTTGCCGTCTTTGTGTACTTTGGCCGTATTATCTGACAGTATTTTAATATCAAAATCACCTATGCCATAATGACGGTCTGAATATTCTAAACAAAAGGGTTTTGGGTTGTGTTTAAGTTTTGTAAGCTCGTTGTGAGACCAAAGTTCGATTTTTTTAATTGTTAAATTAACTAAAAGTTTACCTAGTTTTTCTTTTATAGACGATACGGCCATTTTCTTTGATTCTCTTTAGTACATTTTTATTTACTAGATTGTTGGCCATGAGTTGTTGCCTTTGATCCAAGTCACGGCGTGCCATGCTTGGAGTTTGTTCGTCAAACTGCAATAACAGATCTGCTTCTTCGTTTGTGATAGCTACGGACATTCCATTAGTGATTTCTACTATTTTCATTTTTGTGCCAAGTGTATTAGTAAACTGATTATAGCCGTAAACATAACGCCTAAAATAGTAGTGCCTATAGTAATAAATTTACCGTCTATGCCGCTGGTTTTATTAGTAATAGAATCTTTGATTTCAATAAGGTGGTTTTCGACTGTGTCTAGTCGTTTTTCGACATCAGTAAGTTTATTTTCCAACTGTTTGTACCTTTCAGCGCAAAGCTCAACGTGCGCCTCAAGATTCTCTTTTTCAATCGCGGTGGTTGCCATATTATCTCTTGGGTTAAATGAGATGCGTGTCGTGTGCCTTTGTGTGCCATAAAGAGTGCCTATTGGTGCCTGAGCATCAACATTATTTATAGTTTGATGTTTAATTGTTTAAAGTATATGTTTTTTAAATGACCCTGTGTAAAAAACACGGGCAACATAAATCTCGCAGTTTCGTCTAGGCCCACTATAATGGGTACTTGGTCGAAGTCTTCTTCCAGTATGTCTAAGTTATAGAAATCGTCTCGTTCTCCACGAAATTGAAAAGCCCAAATCGAGTGTCGGCCTTCATAAAACTCGCCAAACTCAAAATATTTAAGTTCTTCATTGGCCCACAGGCCTGGACGATTAATGATAATGGGCTGTGTTTTAAGGCCCAGTACTTGTAGCACAGTTTCCCAATTACGCTGTTGATCCCTGACTAAGGATTCACCTTTAATTACGCCGGTAGCTGTAACATCAACTAGAGTAAAAGCTGTTATTACGGGTTCCATACAGATATTTATAGCCAACAAAAAAGGCACTGCGAAAGTGCCTTTGTTTGTGTTGTGTAAACTTCTGATTAGTTACCAGCTGTTGTAACAAACTGTAGACCAGGTTCAGCAACCTTAACACCTGTTAGGTTAACAGAACTTACTGTGCCTAGAGCAACAATGTTAGCTTGTAGGTCTGTGGTTGTCCAGCTGTTGTCTTCAACAACAACGCTGACCAAACCGTTTGTAACACCACCAATACCAGCACTGGAAACTTGGTATGCTAGTAGAGTAGCTTTCTGGCCAAATACGCCTAGAATAGCTTCAACTGCTTCGCCTGTGCCTAGAGCGGTTGTCAAAGCAACGTTACTGTTTACAGAGAAAGCGCGGATTGGCTTGCCAATACCTGTGCTTACGATTGTACCTAGTGTAGAAGCTTCTGTGCTTAGGGCAACGTTACCAACGCTTACAACGTTTTGTGCATTACCATTTGTTCTTGTAAAAACTGCCATTTTATTTTTCCTTTTAAAAGTTTAGTGCTCGCGCACATAAATTTATTTATACCGATTAATCTTTTTTCCACTGTTTAGGTGCGGAAAAGTTCTGTTTGCTGAACTCTAGTCTATCAACCAGTTTCACAGCGCCGCCGTCATGTCCAATGGCTACAAAACCTTCAGGGGCAGTTACTTTGTAACCGTTATCAGTTTTAATGAAAGTACCTATACTTTCTACTTTCTGCATTTTGCCGAGAATCATTAGCTTGACTTCAATTATACGCTTGTAGATAGCCAATACGCCCAATAGTGTGTTGCTATTATCTTCCATGAATTCTTCGTTGGCAACAATTTTTTCAATTCTACGCAGTACAGCTACTTTTACACCCGATTCTAGCAGTGCTTTATCTAATTGTTTTCTGGCAGCAGCGTCTCTTGTTGCCATGTATTGGTGTACAAGTTCTTCCTGTTGTTCAGTAAATTGACTGTTTTTCATTAGTGTGTCAATTTCTGCTTCCATTTTACCACGATAAAATGTAATAAATTCCTGCAGGAACGCAGTGGGTTCACCTACTTGTTCGCCGCCTTTAACTTTACTGTTAATAAAAGGTTTAATGTATTGGCTAAACTCTGTGTTATTCAATATGGTATTAAACTTAGCTGGATTTATCTTTTTTAAGGTATTGGCAGCAGCACCCAGTGTACGACTGATCATTGTATTTTCTTCAGGTGTTAGGCTAGCAATACCAGTAAGGTCTTTGTAAGTAGCATCATCAAACCACACATCTTTGCTGGGGTTCAGACCTGCTACACTAACTCCAAAACTAGCAGTCATTTCAGGCAAACTAGCACCTTCGTAGGCAGTATGAAATACTATACCGATCTTAGCACCGCGGATTCGTTCTGCTAGTTGTTCGTTGGCAGGTACAGCGTAAGTAATGGTGTTGGGAGTAAATGTAATGCATTCTTCGCCATTGATATCAGCAGTTTGCAGTGTGTCTGAGGTAAACATTAAGTCGCCTTGCAAGACATTGCCAATGCCAATTTTGCTAAGATTCTTGAGTGCAATAATTAACTTGTTGGCTAGATCGGGTTGTTCACTATAAAACTTTTTAATATCTGCTGTAGACTTACAAGCTTTAGGTTCGGTTTTGCTGAACACACTTTTTGTACCTACGAAAAATTTTCCATCGGCGGGATCAACGCCGCAGATAATAGCAGGAGCCCCATCCCATTTTACTGTAATTTTCGTTGCTGTACCTGTGCCTTCAGCAAACATTTGACGAAGGTTTTCACAGTAGGTCAGTGCTCGTTGTGCGCCTTGATATCCTTCATTAAATATCAAATCTTCAATGTGTTCAAGATGCAGATTCTTGCCTTCCTTGCTTTCAAATATCTGCCACTTAGGCGTATTCTTTTTTATTTCAAATAATTTCATAACATTGACAAATATCTATTTAAAATTGCTGCTTCACCTGCGCTGACAGTTCGTTTCATACCTAATGGGTGCCATTGATCTAAATCGTCTAACTCAAATTTTTTCTTGCCCACTTGTAATACCACTGGACTAGTTGCCAGTACAGACACATTTGGAGGCAAACCAGTGTCTTGTCTTGGTGTTTCTGCAGGTGCAGGAGTTTCTTTAGGTGTTGGTTGTTGAGTAGAAGCAGGGGTAGCTGTAGAAGGTGTTTCTGCAGGTGCAGGAGTTTCTTTAGGTGTTGGTTCGGTTTTTTCTGGTTGCACCGGTACTCTATATAATTTTGTAGCGTTGTCTATGGCATCACTTCTGGCGTCGTTAACACTGTTAAAAAATTGTGCTATAGAAGCATTTGTGAGATTTTTTGGTGTAGATAAAGAATCAATTTCACTTGTAATATAACTGGCAGCTGGGTCTTGTACTCCACTGGCAAAGTAATATTTAGAGTAATCTTTTAGATACTGTGATAATTGATCGTAATCATAAGTTCTGGGATTGGCCAAGTTAATACCAGAATTTGTTAAAAGTTGTTGAAACTGTTTAAAGGCTTGAGCGGGTAATTGTGCTCTTGTCTTAAGCTCTGCTTTTGATCTAAGTTCTTTGGTCCTTGACTGATCGTCGGGCTGTACACCAAAACCTTTTGCAATACCTCTACCTAAAGTGTCTAGTATTCCTTCTTGAACTATGTCTTTAATCTTCATTTTTTAGCCTTTTGACGCCACGACTAAATTTAGCAGGATCCTGTGCTCTAATACTGTTTATTAGTCTGCGCTCCAGTTCTTCAGCGGCCGCAGGCTCATAGTTTTCACGGATAAAGTTTACTAGATTAATAGCGCCCTGGATAATATTATTGGCGCGGCTTTCTACTAGATTTTCGCGGTCTTTATGTAAACGCAAAGAATCCAGCTCTTCTAGCAAACTACGGGTCTTTTTTTGCAAAATTCAGCTCCAGATTAAGTGTATTTATTCGACTTTCTTTAATCCGGCTAGCATAGCTTTCAGCTTAGTGCTATTAGCTTCTCCATGTACAGGTTTATCCAAGCTCCAGCCTTCTTTGGGTTGTGCTCGTTGAAATCCCCCAGGCTGTTCTTCACCGTCACCAACAGTGCTTTTGGCTTTAATTTGACTCATGATGCTGCCAACCTGTGGCTTGACCGTTCCAGGTGTGCCCTGTGCTTCCTCACCAGGGTCAGTAATACGCAGTGTTTCAAGATCGAACTCTAAGTCCACTTTCATACCAACACCCGAACTGCTACGAGTTTTCATTAACTGTATTTGATAGCGGCCACGCTCACGCATTGCTCTACTGGTAAAGATACCAAACACATTATCTGCTGTGTTAATCTTACTGATACCGCCCGAGATATGACTGTGGTCAAATTCAATTTCTTCAACTGCACTTCTATTCAACTGACTAGCAGTGACCATCAGTATGCCAAACTCACGAGCCAAGTTACGCAGTTCTTCTGATACATATTTGTCTTTGACAAACAGGTCGTTGGGCGAAACCTTAGCACTAACTGGCATGACCAAGTCCAAGTAGTCTACCATGATAAAGTCTGTTTTGCGACCAGTCTGTACTTCCAGTTCTTTTAAGTATGCGCGAATTTGATTTACATTACTCTGTGCTGGCATGTATTTGATACGCAGGTTACCAGACTTCTTGCCCACCATCTTTACCTTAAGTTCAACTGTTTCCAAGTCTTTAAACACTTCTTTAGTGCTGACATTGGCCACCATTGAATCCATACGCATGGCACAGAGTTCTTCACTGAGTTCCAGTGTTAAAAACACACCGTTTAGACCCTGTGTAGCCCAGTTAATGGCAATATTCTGCATGAACAAACTTTTACCCGAACCCGAACCACCAGCAAAGATGTTGAGTTCACCTCTGTTCATACCACCAAACAGTCGCTTGTCAAGAGTGGGCCAGCCTGTGCTGACTTGTCCGTTGTTGTCTTTGATCTTCATCAATCTAGCACGGGGATCTTCAAAATACTCAGTGCCCATGTCTTTGGTCAGACTGATCTGTACCGCATCCTTGATTAGTTTTTCTACTGGGTCAAACTCACCTTTTTCAATCATGTCTGCGGCTTTGAGAATAGCTCGTTCCAGTTCTTGTTTCTTAGTAAAGCCTTCAAACTCCGCCATGAACCAATCATAGTGATTGTCTGTCAAGTCAGGAACAGGTTTTAGTTCTGTGCCGGTAAATGCTAACACCTGTTCCCTTGTGGGCATGGCTCTGTGCGTGTCCACATGTTCTCTAATAAACTTGGCTGTGCTTTTTAGACTACGATCAAAGTTTTCGGGATTGTAGATGTTTTGAACACGCAAATAGCTTTCAGCGTTTTGAATCATCATCTCTAAAAATAATTTTTGTAGATCTGTAGTATATTCTTTTGACATATTTTACTTATTTTTCATCAATTTGATTTTTAATGGATTAGACTCTTGTGCGTCTAAGATAGCTTTTAACACAAATAGTTTGCCATATTTTTGTACAGCAGAATTAATGTCCTTGCAGGTTTCACGCCATACAGGAAAACTTACGCTCCATCCATATTCAACAGCCTGTTCTACTGCAGCATAGCCTGGCCATACTTCACGACCTTGTTTGTCTGTGTGTTTGTCAAAGTCCGGCACAAATATCACAGGCTTGCCCAACTGTTCTATCAGTTCTGCTTGTTGTTCACTTATTTCATTGCTTTGTACACTGACACCATCTACGCTCATGGCATCAAAAGTTCCCTCACAGACTATGACAAATTTATTGTCAGGCCGTTGATTGTCTAAGTTAAACACAAAGTCAGCGGGATGATTGCTGTGGTACTTGGGTTTGATACCATCGTTTATAGCACGGGCTGTATAACCAACTATTTCATTCTTGTATTTGAATGGCACTATAACACGATGCGCTAGTTTGTGCTCTACTTCGGGAGTCCAGTAAAAGTCATATCTGTTACAGTCAATCTTTCTGTCTACAACATAGTTGACCGCATGTACAAAGTTTGCGGGCAAGTTATTGTTGTCTGCTAACTTATAAAATTCTGCTAGCGCCCAAAAGCTTTTTGCTTCAAGGGGCAGGGATCTGCGTTCAAAAGTAATCGATTCTTTTTCTTCTTCTATTTCTTCAGGTTTGATTAGATCTTTGATTCTCAGTGCTTCGATAACCAGTCGCTGTATTTCATTTAGATCTCCGCCCAACCAACGCAGCAGTTTTCTAAATTTGAAACTTAAAGGTCTGCCTGGAGTATAACTGGTTTTGAACTGGCAGTTAAAACAATGATAAGCCACACTGCCATTAGGATTGGTCATGATGCCACCGCGACCTCTTGTGTCGGGGCTGTCACCGTTGTGTTGACAGCAAACAGCATTGAAACTTTGCCAACCGCTTTGGCTGCGTCTTCTTTTAGAAGGCAACAAACTTACGGTATAATCTTGAACCGCATTAAACATCTAGTGATTGTATATGATTTTTTGACTTAAATCAACTGATTTCTTGCCATTCAATACTGGCATAGACATCTTGATTTTGACCTGTTGTGGCCATCATAATTACATATTCATAAGCTACACCAGTAAATGGTTCACGCTCCAACTGATACTCAAAACTAAACTCAGTTTGTATAGGAGCACCGGTACTTTGGTTGGTACTGTTTAGAAATGACTGTTCGGCTATGTCGCCTGACACTAAACTAGTTGGGGCAAGATTGTATTCTACACTGCTATCAGCTGCTGAACTTACCCATGAGCCGCCTGATGTAACGGCTTTTTTGTAAATACGATATTGGAAAAAGCTTTGAGCCAATGGAACTATAGTATAGGCTGTTGGAATAACCACAGCATTCAAATTAGTGCTTTTCAGTCTAATAGATATTAATGGTTTGAAACTGACATCATTTGGCAGTCTAACTGGCGTACCTATTAAATGGCTTGCTGCTCTAGGGTTACCCGATCCTGATAATTGGAATCCGCCTTCAGAAATAATTGAACTACAAATCTGTGTCATCATACTGGCATTGGCTGTAACACCAGTGTTGGTTATTTCATAGCGAATAGGCAATGTAGCAGTGGTCATATAGACTTTAGTATTGCCTGGTTGATTAGCGTGATTAAATTGATGACAAATAACATAAGCACCATTAATCACAAAACCAACACGCACTGAGCCTACACCTAACCATTCTACATCAGCAAACAAGATCTGTGTGCGATCTGGATACAGTGTGATGCCCGACGGATTTGTTAGGGGTCCTGTGTTATTAAGCTGATCACCGTTCCAAGCATCTTGGCGAATTCTTTCTTCAACTCCAGTAGATCCCGATCTAATTACAAAATAGTTGTAAGTGCCATCATTTTCAAAGAATACACCGTCATTTGAATCAAATAATCCTACTCGTTGACGCAAATTTGGTTTTGGAGTACTAAAACAAAAAGTGTTTAGTGACAGTTGACTCTTGCCTGGTTGATAAGGAAATGGTTTTACAGTTTCTCGTAATACACTATCACCTGATGCAGTACCTACATTAAGTTGCCAAGAACTCTGTGCTGCCACATAGACTACATTAGCTGTACCTGATGTATTAGACGCAAACTGGCCGTGATCAAAATAACGGGCTTGTGTGTCAAACAGTGTGAAAGGATTGCTGACACGCAAGCGACCGAATGCATCTGCTGTTGCTCCCGAGAATCCTGAAATAATAACATTAGCATCGTCGGCTAATATAACATTAGCATTGCCTGTAATTCCTACATTGCCCGATACTACCCAAGGACTAGTTCCTTGTGTGACATTTACATTACCTAGAATACCTACATTACCGTCAACAGTAATCGAGCCGCCACCGTCAACTACAGTTACATTACTGCTGATACTGCTAACTGCTACTGTGCCAGACACAGTAGCGTTAACATTACCACTTACCGGCAGTGTATTGCCTGACACATTTAGGTTGCCTATGCCAGAAACAGTTATAGTACCAGTAATTGGATTAACATTGACATTGCCAGTAATACTGCTAACTGTGACATTACCAATTACAGTTGCATTGACATTGCCAGTAACTGGTTGTACACTAGGAAAATTGGTAACTGTTACATTACTGATAACATTTGTATTACCTTGAATTGTAATGTTAGCACCACCAACAGTGACCGCCAAAGGGTTAGATGTAGTGATTGCTGTTCCGTTGCTTTGAAAGATTGCACTGGTATTACTAAACAAATATGTCATATGATTCTCCAGCCGCCATTAGTAAAAATCATATCCACTGCGGCATTGTTTAATGCTAATATGACTGAATTTTGATTGTCTATAGTGTCGGACCCCTGTGGGTTAATAGTTAAATTGTGTGTACTGCAATTGCCACTTTGATCTTTTACTACACAGATACGACCTTCTTGGCCCACAGGCAGTGTAATGGTAACATTGGCATTGCTCAGTACCCCTACATAGTAATCACTGTCAACAAAGGTATAATCTGTAGTAACTGTGCGAACATTGTAGTTAAATGTACCAGCACCATTTCCACCAAAACCTACTATGCGGCCACCAGGTAAACCATTGCCTACTCTTATTGTATTGGTAATGGGGTCATACCAAAGACGATCCATTTGTCCTATGCGAACATTTCCATCCGCATAGTTTCGTCTATCTGTAAAAAAGTCTTGGGTATAAGTGTTTGCAGACATGGCCGACCCTTTTATGAGTCTAGCGGCTCGTCATCGCCTGCATCAAATATGGAAGCTGTGGGCACACCAGCTATTTTTAGTATATCATCCAGCTCGTCTCGAACTTGTTCTGCTTCTTCTTCATCATACATATTGTCAACACCCACTGCTCGTTTTAGCAGTTCTAATTTTTGCTGCAAGGGAGCGACCATTTTACTGGTATCAGCGTGATCTTCAAGCTCTGCTTCAACTTCAGTAATATCTGGACGATTTTGAACTTCACTGTTAAGGCCGCCAATTATAGGTTCTTCGGGCTGTTTGGGTTCACCGAATATGTTAACTAGTTCGCCTAATAGGTCTGCAATACGCATTATAATTCCAAAGAAAATACCATTAGGTATTTAAAAATGTTGTGCTGTTTTGATTCAATGCACTTTGATAAACTGTACCAATTTCTGTTACTGTGATTACTGTGCTAGCGCCGCCAGTTGGTAATACACTAATAGTTTTACCGATGCCGCCCATGTTAATATCTACAGGACGGTTAGCAGGAATAGCAGGACCAACATTACTGCTCAGTGTGGCAGCAGCGTTGATAGCATAAACACAGGCATTATTAGCTACTACACGAACTCTTGTGCTGTTTAAAACATTAACACCAGCTACATTAGCTGCTGTTGTTGTTACTACTGTATAACTTGCCATATTCAAAATCCCAATTATATGTTATTTAGTTAAATCGCAGTTATAATGACAGAACCGTTGCCCAAGCGTACATTACTGGTATTTGTTTGGTTTGTACCATTATTATAACTGCCACCGCCCCCGCCAAAATAAGAAGTAAGTCCGTATCCCCCTGCACCACCCGAATATCCACCCCCACCGCCCATGGCTGGCACTGAGGTTGGGGCTTGATAACGGTTACTACTGCCACCGCCGCCAAAACCACCTTTTATAGAACTAGATTCTGTTGAGCCGGCCCACTTAATGTTACCGCCATTACCCCCAAATCTAAAAGCCTGCGGGGGAGGGGTATCGTTTGATGGTACTTGTGTATTTGTGCCGTTGCCAGTAAAACCTGCGCCGCCCTGTACAGTTTGGTTACTGGATCCTGCACCGTTACCGTTTGATCCAAATAACACACTGGTTGAGCTAGCATTGCCGTTAGTTGTAATACTGCCGTGAGCGTTGGCAAAACTGGTAGCAGTAGATCCAACACCACCACCCCCACCAGCAATTACTAGAATATCTGTGGTAGTGGGTGTGCCCACTGTATTTTTTACAACAAAAGTTCCGCCACCGCCGCCATATTCTGCTCGGGGTGTAACATTAGCACTGCCTTCTTGGCCTACAAGAATTTTAACTTTTTCACCCTGGGTAAGTGCAAACTGTCCCTTAATATAAGCACCACGACCTACTCTTGTGTTTGTTGCATAGCCACCGCTGGCTCCATAAGCTTCGATAGTATAATTACCCGTAGCTGGTACAGTCCATAGCTGAATACCATTTGTGTTATTATAATATTGTGTGTCTGTTAACCAAGTGTTGGTAGCAGTATCGTAACTGCTGAGACTTTGAGTTAAATTAGGACCAGTGTTACCTGTAGCTGGCCCATTGGTAAAAGTAAATGCGGTAAAAGTATAAAGTGCTGTTATAGGGCCAGATGTTATATCTATTCCTGGTCCTATGTTGATTCCTGGTCCAATATCTATGGGCATATTTTACCTACTTATGTTGCTGCCACAAATGTTATAGTAGCGAAACCGTGTCCTAAATTAACATTACTGACATTGGATCGGTTAGTACCAGCATTATAACTGCTGCCGCCATAGCCTGACTGAGTGTTGAAACCACCTTGGCCTCCATTATAGCCGCCACCTCCACCTCCACGGGCACCGGTTCCACCGCCGCCACCAAAACCACCATCGGTTGTTTGGCCCGCAGTATAAACATATCTCATACCACCAACACCACCATTAGTAAAAGAATAGCCGCCCTCACCGCCTGGTGCAGACACGGGTGTACCACCATAACCACCATTACCAACAAAGCCGCCACCGCCACCAGCATATTGGCCGGTACCAGTATTACTACCATTAGTAGCGTTGCCACCTGAGCCGTTTGTGCCACCGCCACCGCCACCGTTACTTGCTGCAACGCCCCCACTCTGTCCAGTTATATTGCCCGAACCACCCGACAGTGTTGATGACTGAGTTAAATACTGGCCGCCGCCGCCCCCAGCAATAGCTAAAATACTGGCAGTTGTATTATATGGCGTACGAATAACAAATGTTCCGCCACCGCCAGACCCTATGTTGCTGGTTACATTGCCCATTTGTCCAACTAGGATACGAATAGTTTCGTTCCTATTCAGTGTAAAAGTACCTGTAACTTGTGCGCCCAGACCTACATTGCCACCTCCGCTAGCACCAGCGGCAACAATGGTATATGTACCTGTTTGTGGTACAGTCCAATACTGTATTCCGTTGGTTACATTGAAATAATTAGTGTCCGTAACCCAAGTGTTGCCGCTGTAACTTGGTGTTGTTGTATAGTAAGTAGTAGCCGAACTTAATGAAGGGCCGGTATTACCAACAGCATTGGCATTTGTAAATGTAAAATTAGTAAAAGTATATACAGCAGGATTGCCAATTATATTAGCACCTGTTATTCTACCGCCTCTAATGTCCATTAGACTAATCTCTCCATGACAATAAAGTTATTTTTATATCCCGCACCAATGATTAAAGTGATTCTGTATAAACGCTTGTTTGTTCTATCTATTACATTGTAAACAGCTTTATCGCCCTCCCAGGGAAAGTTCCATCCAAATATCTGTTGCCAAGTGGTGTTTAGTGTATCGCCTGTCCAGTAATTGGCACTGTAATTACCAACATAAGCACCATTGCTCCAGTAAATCTCACCTGATATTCTTGTGCTAATAGTACCCGCGGCCAATTTGAATTGTAAACTGCGGGGCGCACCTGTGTTCATCTGAACTATCAAACCATCAAGTTGAACTGGTACTCCGTCATCCACGCAGACTGCTTTGTAACCAGGTAACTGTGGTGATGCAGTAGCTGCACCAATTTTTGTTTCTAATAGGCCTGTTGGATCCGGTAACAAAATGGTGTTTGTAGCATCGTCAAAGTATAACTCGGTGTAGTCTTTAGCAATACTTGCTCTTGTACTGTTTGTATTATGTGAGTGAAGTTTTCTAATAGTCATTGATTAACCTATATATGTTACGCCCCAGCTGTCATTGCTGTCAAATTGCACGTTGCCTGTTATTACTTTCAAGCTTATAGTATCGCCTGCCACGCACTTGGCATAGCCTGTTATTGAGAAATGACTTGCAACTCCTGCATTAGTATCTGTTTCCCAGAATGCAATAACGTTTGCTCCAGTTGTATTATTATTCTTTAATAGTGCTGCTTGGTTCAGCGCATTGTTATTGCCAACACGAATAGTAGCATAACAATGATATAGTCCTGCAATTGGCACTGTAAAGAGTCCTGTAGAATTATTGTAATAACTGCCTTGATTATAATCAATTACTTGATTACTTATTGTGGTTCCTGCGGTCAAATTAGTTGATGAATTACCATATAAACGAACTGCTGCACGAGCTGGCGCATAGCCAGCATATACACCGTTGATTGTCAAATTGCCACTTACTGTGACATTGCCCACATTATCAAATGTAGTTGTATATGTGCCTGCAGTAATAGTTGTGTTTGTGGTTAGACCAATAACATTGCCGACTGTAATGTTGCCACCAGCACTAATATTACCAACTGTAAGATTACCAGTACCTGAACCAATTGTAACTGTTGCAGTACTTGCGCCCATGGCAATAGTGGTTGCCGCACCACCCATATTAACAGTGCTGGCCACTGTATTGAACAAAGTACTGACAGCCGCACCAGTTACCAATGAACCACTAGTGGTTGTTATTGTGCCAGAACTGGTAATTCCAATACTGTTATATGTTTGAAGAGTAGTACCGTTAAGAGTTAACCATGCGCCCATGCCGCTAGCAGCATTGGCTGTTACACTTCCAGTTGTTCCACCTACTGAAATTCCTCCTGAACCACCCAATGCAATTGATAATGCACCAGTCTGTGTATTGCGATAGCGTAGTGCGCCGGCGGCATCATAGTAGGCATTATTCAGTATATTGGTCAAAGTTGGGCCAGTATTGCCGCCGCTGGTTAGTGCTGTGGCATTACCAACGAATACCTGTGTAATATTACCCTGCAACGGATAAACGTTAGTGTTACCAATAATGACATTGGTATTAGTGCTTAACATTGATACAGCATTAGCATTGCTGTAATTTGTTACACCTGTTAAAGTAGAACCGTTACCAATGAAGAAATTACCAGTTACATTGCCTGTATAAGAAGCTGTTGTACCTGATGCATTTCCAATTAAATTACCAGCTGTAATATTACCAGTAGTTACAATAGTGTTACTACCGTATGCACCTAAGAACGCTGCAACATTAGTATTTCCGTAGTTGGCGCTGGCTGATATGCCAGTTAACAGTGCTCCATTACCGATAAAGTAATTACCAGTAATATTGCCTGTTGTAGTTATTGTGTTACTGCCAATATTGGCTAAGAAAGCAGCAACATTAGAATCATTATAGCTAGATGTTGCTACAATGCCGGTTAGTAAACTACCATTACCAACAAAGTATAAGGCTGATATATTGCCGCTTACATAAGCATTACCTGCTACATCTAAGGTATAGGAAGGATTAGTGTTATTACCTACGCCAATTTTACCATTGCTTATAGTTAAACCTAATATACCATTTGTTGGGAATACACCACTCTGTGTACCATCGCTGGTGTAAAAATTAATAGCGTTGTAGGATCCTGAACCAGCATTGTGTAAAGTATGTATGAAATGAGGGTACTGTGAAGTGCCTGCATATCCAAATGTTATTTGTGAAGTGTTGTAATTAGGATTGGGTTCACCGTTACGGAATGTTGCTGACAATGCACTTATTGCACCGGTGGTGCCCGAAGACAAATAGGAACCTACATTACTGTCACTGTAATTTGTAGGTGTATATCCTAAAGCCGTTGTTACATTAGCACTGGTCAATCCTGTTACATACTGTGCAGTTGTGGCTGTGGTAGCAGTAATTCCTGTCAATTGACTGCCATTACCAAAATAGTAAGCTGCATTTACATTTCCAGTATAAGTTGGCAAATATGCAGCTACATTGGTGTTACCATAGTTAGAACTTGCTGCTATGCCCGTTAATAATGCGCCATTGCCGATGAAGTAACCGCCAGTAATATTACCAGTAGTTACAATAGTGTTACTGCCGTATGCACCTAAGAACGCTGCAACATTGGTATTTCCATAATTAGCACTGGCGGTAATACCTGTTAATAGTGCGCCATTACCAATAAAATAGTTGCCAGTTACATTACCGCTGGCTGTAATACTGTTAGCTACAGTCAAGTTGCCGCCGGCTTGTGTTGTACCAATTACCACGTTGGCTTGGAGACCAACTGCGCCGTTGACATTGTTATAGTTTAGAGTTAGGTTTCTTGCACTGTTGGGACCTAAAATAAATCCAGAACCGGCTATAATAACGCCTGCAGTAGCCGAGTAGGATGTATTCGGTGACAGGTACAAAGAACCAAGTGTGTCGTATATGTAAGAACCGTTTGTTGTGCCCGAAGCCTTAAATTGTATTCTGCCACTTGCGTTGGCTAATATGATGTTACCTGGATTCAAATTACCAGAAAACGCTGCAACGTTTGCATCGCCGTAATTCGAAGGTGTATAGCCCAATGCCGTTATTACATTGGCGCTGGTCAGTCCAGTTACATATTGTGCTGTTGTTGCTGTAGCGGCTGCAACTCCAGTCAACTGGCTACCGTTACCCAATATGTAAGAACCTGTTATATTGCCATTAACTGTAAATGCACCTGCAGAAACAGTAGCAACAACATTTGATGTATTACCACCACCTGCAATAATCTTAACTACCTTGCCTACTGTGCCTGTGCCAAAGATTAAGTTACCGCCCTGATTGCCTGAGCCGTTGCCCATGGTATACAAATAACCGTCATTTGCACGAACTGAATTACCAACAATATTAGCACTCAAACCATCGAAATTACTGCTGGCAATGCCCATGTCAATGAAATATGTAGCGTCGGATCCATTGTCAGCAGTTACAATATAGTCACCAGTGGCTGCATTGCCGCTGTTGATATTTTGCAAATTAATCTGCACATAGTCGTTGTAATTACCACTACTCTGTATGATTGTCTGTTGTAACGGTGTATAGCCTGCGGCAATACCTGTGTATAGTGCGTTAAAGCCTGTGGCTGCATTACCAAAGAATTGACCACTGTTACCGCTAATCTGGGTAATATTACCAATAATTGTTGAGTTACCAGTTACTATTAAGTTGCCAATAGTAGCATTGCCACCGACCTGTAAGGTGGTTGTGTTAGTAGTGCCGGATACTGCCAAACCAGTTAAAGTGCCAACAGTTGTAATATTTGTTTGTGAGGCAGTGCCTATAGTTCCATAAATTGTATTGAATGTTCCGATATTAGCGTTTACGCTAACTCCGTCAAAAGCATAACCAGAAATTACAGGTGCTGGACTTGTGGCAAAACTAGCTACAATATTACCAGTGGCCACCAATACACCGTTGGCATTAAAATCCCAATTACCCCCAGAAGTTTGAATGTGGGCACCTGCAGGATCGACCCACATATAAGACTGGTCACCAAAATTCATTTTTACATAGCCCGAACCGCCACTGTTATTATAAAGGTCCATGCCATTTACATAAGAATTAAGACCAATTTTTCCTCTATCGGCAGGTAATGCTAATTCTCCGTTGGCTGCAAAATTCCAAGTACTGTCCGCTGAAGTATCAGGATCTATTACTTGAATCAAAGCTCTTTTTGTGAGAGTATCAGCAGTTACATAAGCATTAGGGGTTTGCAATGCAGAAACGCCAGAGTCTGCATAGATAAAATTTGTGTTGTTATAATTGATTTGTGTGTAGGCCATTGCGTTTGACGCAAACAAATCAATACCACCAGCATACTGAATTTCACCTATCTGTCCGCCGCTTGGTAATGTTAATGTTCCGTCAGTGCCTAATGTCCAAGTTTTTGTGCCAGCTGCTGTCACTGTGACATTACCATTGGCTGTGAGTATTGACACATTACTGGTGCCGTTTGATAACGAATTTGTGCTGCCGGCAGCGCCGTAAGTTATTTCGTTTGTGGTTGTATTATAATATAAAACATTGCCAGTGGTACTAGTTGCAACAGGTGCTACAAAGAAACCCGAAGTACTGGCAGTCCAATTGGTGCCTGTGGCGCTTAATATAATGCTGTTATTTGCTTGATTAGTGCCGCCGGCAAAGTTACCAATAGCCACAGCATACTGACCTTGATTTTGTGATCCTGCCAAGGCCCCGATAGCTACCGCGCGAAGCCCTTGGTTAACAGCTCCTGCATTAGTACCCACTGCCGTAGTACCAATACCTTGAGCATAGTTACCAGCGCCAGCACCAACTGCTGTAGCTTGCAGACCTTGATCAATTTCACCTGCTTGGTTACCAACAGCAACAGTCAGTGCGCCTTGGCCACTGTTGCCTGCATGGTAGCCTAATGATATGGTTGTAGCATTAGTTCGTAGTGTACCAGTGGCTGTGATGTTTCCACTGACAGCAAATAAGTTAGTGCTGACTGTGGTTACTACATTAGCATCTGAGGTATTGCCTATGAATGTTTTTACAACACCATTTGTACTGCCAATATATAAATTACCAATGTTACCTGTACTAGGTCCTGCAGCATCGTAACCTACAACATACAAGTAACCATCATTTATTGTACTAGACTCTGGGAACCAACTGTCGCTGGCAAATTGGCTGCTGTTAATGCCCATGTCTATGAAATAAGAAGTGTCGCTGCCATTGTCTGCTGTGGCAACAAAGTCGGAGCTGGAGGCAGCACTATTGCTTAGATTTTGGTTAACAACCTGCTGATAGCTGTTGGCATAGCCATAGACCTGCATGTAAGCATTAGGATATTGGCCGTAATTTACACCGTCGCTGATAACAATATTACCACGCATTTCGGTAGTATCGTTGCTGTAGAATTTAACTGTTTCGCGACCAGCCTGACGGATTCTAATAGCACTTAAATTACCACCAAGATTTACATGACTAAGACCAGTGTCCCCATCAGTTGTGTTGAACTGATATCCTGTGGGCATATTGGCTTCAGTGTAAAACTCGTTGGCATAAGCACTACCGTTAAAAGTAAAAGTATAACCAATATTTGGTCCGCTGGGGACCGTATTAAATCCCATCGAACCGTTATCATTTCGCAAATAAATGCCAGTTAGGTTATTATTTGCCCGCAATTGAATACTGACATTGCCGTTGCCGCGATTACCTGTCAATAAATTAATTGCATTATTAACATTGGCTATTAAAAAAGGACTTTGGCCTTGGTTTATAGCGTTACCTAAAACTAAGTACTGACCACTAAACACATTACCGATTATATCAGAGTAAGAGGTAATGTTAGAAGTTGTTAAAATTGTTACATTCGAATTACTTGCTAAGTAACTAGCAACATTACTGTTTCCATAATTGCCGTTGGCACTAATATTGGCTAAATCTGCAGTAGTAGCAAGACTATAGCCGCCTGCTGTTGCGCCATCTTGCAGATGCAGTGTGTATGTATCAGTATTAAAAACCAATTCACCCTGAAGCCCAGTAAATGCAGCCACTGCGGCTGCATTGCCGCGTAGTAATCTTAATCGTCTTGTGCTAATTGTCATTATAGTGTGCCCAAATCCTCTACGGGGTCGCCAACAAATATATTGCCTGTAAATTCCGGATATGCAGTACCCACAACAACCATTTGCCCTTGAGCTCCCCAGTTGTCATCTACATAAGCAGGTTGTTGTGTGTTGCCTGTTGTGTAATAAAGTGAGTAAATGTACTGTTCACGCTCAAATGCATTAATGTTTATAACGGGGATAGTTACAGTTCCGATGCCTGCTGTGGCGTTGCTGATTGTTACATTGCTTTGAAATATAACATTAGCGTTGCTGGTAACATAATCGTCAATGACACTAAAAACCAAAGGCTGTACATTAGTGAGATTATAGGGTTTTTGATCCTGATTTTGGACTTTTACTTTGATAATATTGTCTACACCTTTGTAGACTGTTATAGTTCTAGTGTACACAACTCTGTTCCTTTGTTCAATTTCTGGATCCGTAGCTATCTGAATCAGGATCGTATTGTCGTAGATGTATGTATTAATCTGCTGCATAGAGTATTTATTCGAAAGCCATATTCAAAAAGCTACAAATAACAGCATATAAATAACTTCGTGCAGGACTATCAGAAATTATTAGACGACTATCCCTTTTTAAGTTTTTTAACTTATGGGGGGAACGAATATATAGGAATCATACAGAACATAGATGATGTAATAACCAGCATCTATGATTTTGCTGTATTAAAAACACCCGAGCAGAAACGGCTTTACTTAGAACTGGGTGAAGCTTGGTGGTGGGAAAGCAATAGAATGGTGCCCATTAACATATTTCTAAAAACAGAATGGCACCCATTTAGGCCAACATTAAAGACATTCAACAGTAAGGATGTTGAGGTAAAATATGGGCCTGCACTGAGCCTTAAAGAAAACGCTCAAAAGCGTTCAAAGCGTCGCAGCATTACCCTTGTACGAAGGGTCATTTAAATTCATGTTTACAGCTACTAGTGTTGCGTAAGATATGCTATGCGACTTCTTAAAAAAATAACTGCCATCTTGAGGTTTGTCCCAAATAGTTTTAGCAACTTCGCGCCACGGCTGTCCAATCAAGTGCCGTTTTGCAGGACGAATTACTGCCAAAAACATAGCCATTCTAGGGATACTGTCCACCGGTTCAGGCATTCTAATTAATGTGTCATAGTGTGCGTTGACATGAATTAACTGCTCACAGAATTCACGGTCATACAGTTTGGCCCAATCGGGTTTTGTAGTCATTAGTTCTACTAGATGTTGCTCACTTTGTACTCGACCATACACACTAACATTTAAAAAGTCTAACTTAAGATAGCCACGATCTTCTGCTGCTTCATAGTCCAAACTGGCCTGACCAGTAAAGGGATCTTGTGGTATCGCTTGAAAGTAAACACCTGTGTTATGCTTAGTGACTTTATCGTCGCGAATAATACTAGCAGGTGTGTGCTTGAGTAATTTTAGAATTTGATCTCTATCTGCGAAATCAATGTCAATGTCTGATTTAAACTTCATATTACAAATTATACTGCTCTATTAGAAAATCTGCAAATTTTTCATGAGCAGCTTGACCGTGATGTGCATATTTCCCAAAAATTTCAAAATCAAAACCTTTAAATCCTTGTGATGCACAATATTCACAAAAACTAAATTCAAACAAGTTTAAAACATTTTTTTTTATTACAACAGAATTATAAAAAGGTTCAACAAATGGTGCAGTAAAATCTATTATATCTTCTTGTCGGGGGCCCGAAAAAATAATGTAATCGATATTATTATTTTCACACCAAGTAGAAAAAAGTTCAACTGATTGCAGTAAATTTGTTACTTCTGCTTCAGGATTATAAAATAATGCTATTTCTTTACTGTATTTTTTTAAATGTTCTGGCATATTATTAAAAGATTGATTTTTAAATAATTTTTCTAACCAATTTTCTCCTTGAAATATTTGATAACATGCAAATTCGCCGTCGTTGCTTTGTTTCCATCTGTCGTCTTGTCCCAACGGATCCCAGATACTTTTTCTATATATGTAACTTAAACCAACTATAGCTGTAATTTTTTCATTGGTTGTTTTTTTTAAATTGATTAAATCTCGCAAACTTGTTCTAAATATTCTTTCGTTTGATGACCCTAATATACTATTGTTTATAACGGTGGTCTGTAACTTGGCAGCTAAAAATTCACCGGTATTTTTTCCATCGGACATTTTCATATAACTATCGCCGTTGATATAAATCATTTTTAAGATCTATTTCCATATTTTAGTAAAAACCAACTTGCTGAGGCATCCTGTTTAAAAGCAAAAGTAACGCCTCTGTCTGTGCTGGTATTTGTGAAATAGTCCCAGTTAGTGGGAAAATAACTCCATTCAAAATCTTGGTTAACTGCAAAACCATGTTTTTTTAGCTCGTCTAACAAATAGTAAGCTTCACTTATATCTTCAATTTTGATATGAACTTCAGTCACAGGCCTGCTTCTTTTAAAATGTTTTTGATGTATTCAACATCTGCTACATAATCTCTAAATTTCTGTTGCCAAAAGTCAGGATCAATCCAAGGCATGATAATGGCCAATTGTTCTTCATTTAAATCACTGAGAAATTCTATTCCGGTATCACAGTTATAAATGATCCAAGGACTAATTCTGCCGTTGGCAATGTGGTGACAGATTCTGTTTCTTGAGCCGTATCTAAAGTAGTTTTTAAAATCATTGTGCAAGTTTATGTCTATTTCAGTGGCGTCCTGCATTTCTTTGAATGCTCGTTCTACAGCGTCATCCACACTTTCTTTACGCATATACTGTTGCAGCCATTCTACATAAAATGCATCCTTAGACCATTGATCTAGTTTTTTATTGTTTTTCAACAACCAGTCTGTGTAGCTGGCAAAGTTAACACAACGAATGCCACGACAGTGACGACCAAACTTTACAAAGGCTGAATAATAACTGCTGCCGGCAAAGTCTTCGTAGGTTTTTAATTTAGCACTGCCCTGTGTGATTTCATAAAAACGCAAGTAAGCTTTGAAACCCATCTGTACATCAGGATCTGTTTGATTTTGATGCCTGCGCTTAGGCTCGCACATATGAGCTGCCAATGTGCTTTCTCTAGTAAAGGATTTTTTACAGTACTGACAAGTAACTGTCACCCCAGTTCCTTTTTAATTTCCTGATCAGTCATGCCCATTTGTCGTGCAAACTGCTTGAGATCTTTTTCTGTGTTGATTTCGGCCAACAGTTCTGCTTCATCTTGTTTTAAATGAGGATACAATTTAAGAATAAATTTTACTGCTTTACTGTTTGCACTGTCTTTCTTTTTGGCGGCTTGCCAATAATGTCGCTGTACACCCATACCAGGACTAACAGTTGTACACAGTAACCATTGTAGTTTTGGATGTCTATTTAAATCAAAAAAGTTTTGATTAACGCGGTCATTGGTGGCTCTGAGATACCATTCTTGAAGATCAGGTGATCCTTGCACACTAGCTGCATAGCGCAACATAAGATAAGTGCTGAACTTCTTTCGTTCTTCTTCGTTCAACTCATCATAAAAGTCATAATTTTTGGCGTCCAACTGTGCCATTTCATTGTTGATTGATAACTTGTCCATTATACTGAGTGATGAAAAATTGACTTTTCTTCTTCTTTGATTAGGTAATACAACATTATAACACGATCCATCTCGGCTTGTAAAGCCGGATTGGTTTTCGCAACTTGCCTTACTTTTTGCCATAAATGTTGTTCTTCCAAATCGCGAGGACTAACAGTTCTGCCAATCTCAATTCTTGTACTGGGGTTGGCCCCGATTTCTCTTGCGTAGGTTACGCCATTTGCTTGCTCGTAAACATAAGTTGTGTTAGGTTTTAGATTTCCCATAATTTTCCCAATTAATTATAATGTCGTAATATATTTCAGAGAGATACTGTTGTCCTGCGGGGTCACTGTGATAACCAGGATCATGATCTAATACAGGATGTAAAAATCTTGCATGCGACGGTGTCATTTTAGAATCAGTAATCAAAAACTGGTCAGGTATTAAATCAGGTATTATTTGTCTTACAGAATCTACTGACCATAAATTGTCAGGAACAACAATAAAATTAATTCCTGCAAGGTATAGTGCTGTTATACCATCTCTTATTATCCATGTGTCTAGCTGTTGTTTCCAATCACTATCATAAAGTTGATCAATAAAGTATTTTACAGCGGTGATTTTGGCCGAGGATAATAGTTGACATCTCTCGGGGTTTAATTTGTTTACAGCTAAACTTGACAGAGATTCGCTTAATAAATTGTACCCTACATTGGTATAATTTATATTTTTTAAACCAACTGCACTATTAAATTTGTTTATTGGTATTTCAATTCGATCATGAAAAGTCGGTGCAATGATAGCAAAATCTGGTTTTAATTTTATGCATTCATCTATTTGTAATCTTATACCGCCATTGCTTATGCCAGGTCTTGCTAATTGCACAAGGTCCCAGCGTAATTTATCAGCCAATAATTCAGTGTAACTTGAACCAGGTTGACTAGTACTGGCAGAACTTGAGCTACAGCCACAAACTACCAGAGTTTTAGTCATTGGTGATGTTTACTGGTTAGCTCAGGTTTACTGTAAAAGTATCCATATTGTTCATAGACCCATTGCACAAACTTGTAAACTTCGTCAGCTTGGAAATCTCTGTGTGCTCGTTGCTCATTGTACATCATGCTTAACTTGTGCAGGTCTCTAATCCATTCGTGTTCGAGTTTCATAATCTATCCTTTACCAACATTTAGTATAGTTAACTATTTCACTTTGCCTACTGATATCTTTAACAAAGTAAACACACAAGGGTTTTTCTTTGTTAGTTTCTAAAGGTACTGCCAGCATTTGTCCAGGTTTAAGTTTGGGGAAATACCACTTAATATCTTGGTATATATCAATTACTTCGATTTTAAAAAATTCAGGTCTAAAACTTGCAAGAGGATTAAAAGCAAAAGCACTGAACCCACGATCATTAATACTAGTCAAGGGCACTACTTCTAAGTCCCCCAAGTCAGGTTCACCTATTAGTATTTGCCAGTCCATGGGCATCTTTACAACATTGCCCCCAATGTTTAGCACTAGTGCCGGGCTGTTAAATGATTCTAAAAATATTAAGGGTATAAAAAAGTAGTCAGGGTCTTTTGGGTCACTATTGTCTAAGACACAAAATCTTACATCATCTACTTCTTCGGGTATTTCGTTAAGCTCGTAGGCTGCGTTATGTTCTAGTGTTAATAATCTCATAAGTAAAATAAATTTCAGCTAGTATATACTAACTGACAAAATTGTCAAGCCTGCCAGTCTAATTTTTCCAAACTGAATGGGTAGTTGGCTTCTTTGTAGAATGCTTTACGCTTGGTAAGGTGTCGTTTTGCGAACTTGCAGGTTGAGGTGATGTCCCAAATTTCAACATGGTCCTTGTCTTGCGCTTTCCTAATACCTCGCCCAATAGACTGTATAACCCTGACAAAGCTTTTTCCGGGCTCCACAAGAACCAAATTAAAGATCCTAGGAATATTAATACCCACAGCGGCCACACCATAAGTCGCCACAATAACCTTCCCATCTGAAACAGCCACTTCATCGTATTCTTCCTTTCGATCCTTTGCTTTGGTCGCGCCCGACACAAACACAGCATTATTGATTTTACTGGCTAATTCTTTGCCTGGACCCACACGATCCACTAAGACCAATGTATTGCCCGATTCAGATATTTTATTAATTAATTGACTGAGATAGTCAATTCTTGATTCAGTTTCCAGTAAGTATCTAAGCTCTTGTTGATAGTCTTTGTACTCTACATAGTCTACCAATTGAACTATATTTACATGACAATTGCTGAGATGGCCTGCTTCTTGAAGTTCGCTGGCACTTAGTCTGCCCATGACTGGGCCGATACAACAGTTTAGTGCTTGAAACGCATAGTCTTCTTTGGGAATAGTACCCGTTAGTCCCCAACGGATGGGTGTGGTGGCAAATACAGAAGTCAACAAGCTTTTTAGTGCGTCTGCTTTGGCACTGTGAGCTTCGTCTACCATGATGCAGACTACATTTTCTACAAATTCATGAATAGTAACATCTGCTTCGTAATTTTTAGTATTCTTTAATAGTGTGTTAAGACTTTGCCAAGTACAGATAGTATGTGTGCGTGTGTATTCTTTGCGATCACCGAACAGCACACCTACATCTAAGCCCATGTTGATATAGTCTGCTTCTGTCTGTGTGACCAAACTCTTGCTGGGTACAATTACCACACTACGACCATATTTCTGCACACTTGCAGATAATGCTGCTGTCATAATAGTTTTGCCTGCGCCTGTGGCCACTTCCTGAATGCACTGCGGATTCTCTAAAAACTTATTAACGATTTCTACTTGATAGTCACGCAATAGAATAGGCTCGCCTTCAGCAGGATGTCCCTTGGGCCACTTGATGTCAGCAAAAGTAGTTTCTGTTACAGGTTCGAATTCAAATGTTGTACTGTATTCACGACTGTCCTGTATGTCAATATCATAGCCCCGTTCTTCAACAAAGGGTATAATGTCAGGCAGTAAGTTTATGTAAGTTGTGCCGCCGAGATTAAAATAGGGCACTTTACCATCCCATCGTCCAAGTCTAACTGCGGGTAAGTATCTTGCGCCAGGTATTTCGTACTTGAACTTTTCAACTAATCGCTTGCGGTCAGTTAATTCAAGATTGTGAAGTTTACAGTTTACTTCATCTTTGATTTCAATTATACAGGTAGTCATTCAATGTAAAAGATTTTTTCAGCTTGTTTGATCCAAGCTTGTTTGCGTGTGCCCACTAACAATCTGCTTTCGCTGACAAGGCATTTGATTTTAGTATCAACTCCTTCTTGTCTTAAGTATTTAACTTCTTCGGTGCTGGTTTTTGGTAAACCTGTAGCGTAGACATATACCGGTAGTCTGTTGGTACGCCTAGCATATTCCACAATTTCTTCAAGACCTAATTTATTTTTGCTAAAATATCTTTGCCTACGGCTAACACAAAGCCGTTGCCTTACTGTAAGCTCACTTCTAAATTTACTATAAAAATCCAGCAACAGTTCTTTGGGCACAGTATAACCTAATACTTCTGCATTGTCAATTAGTGCCACAATATTGTCGTAGCCAAAGCCCCCCAAGCAAGAAACAATATACTCTTTTAAACTGTCTGCAGCATTAACAATTTCATAGCCCGTACCAGTGTCTCTAAGTTCAATAGCAAAAGGTTTTTGTTCGCACTCGAGGATTTTAATATATAAATCAGTAACAGACTTATCAACTTCAATATTGTGATTTTCACTTATAGCACAGATCCAGTTTACAACACTTTCAGTAATACCAAACTGCCAAATTTTTTCTTCTGCATCAAATACTGCTGAGCCATCACCTTGTTTGCTTTGATTTTTAACGGCTGTGATCAGTTCGCTGTCATAGGGAAATTTTAGAATTAATTTGTTGTTTTCAATGTAAGCTTTGCGGCTTCTATCAACTTGCCTAATTGCCATTCTGTACCTGCTGATGTTTTCAGGAACTTCAACAGGCGTGGGCAATTGACTGAGTTGTCGACGATATTTAAGCACAATCTTTTTAGCCAGTTCTGCTTGTTTGTCAGTGTAGCTGATATTTCTTTCAGCAGTTTGACTGGCAAGACTGTCCACAATTTTAATGTCATATCTTGCCAGACTTACGGGTGCAGGAACTGTGTCAAAAAGACCTAACTGTCGATTATTGATGTCACGATAGCCACCAATAAACTCAACATAGTCTTCAATGTAATTAAATTTCACCATGTGTGTATTGTACTTGATTTAAACAACAAAGTCAAAAAAAACCCTGCCGAAGCAGGGCTAAAAGATCAATTAACGCAGGAGCTAGTTTTAGAGCGTTAACTGATATTTGCCTTTAGGGCAAATTCTTTAAAAAGGCCATTGTTTCTTTCGGCCCTCAAGAATGGTGCCGACACCTGGTGCCGTTTCAGTAGGCCTATGTGGAGCAGTGCCTGGTTCTGGTTGATCAACTACTGTATCTGTGGGTTCATCGATGCGAACAATTTCCAAAGGACCAAACAACCATGCTTCAGTTTCGTCGTTGTACCAGCCTTCGTTTTCCATGAACTCGTATGCATCTTCATCATAGCCATCCATGATGCGTTGCTGTTCATCTTCGTCCATGTCATCAGGAAATTCCCAATCACCCAACCAACCATCATCCATGCTGTCCAGTTCAGCACCGTCAGGAGCATTTTCTCCCGAATAACTGTACATGTCAATACCGTCAGGATTGTCAGCAGTGATGCCTTCGGGAGGATTATCGTCAGTAGTTTCTACAGTAAATGTACCCCAACGAAATCCATTGACGCGAACAATTTGTTCTCCGTCCTTGATCCAAATTTCGCGTTCTTCGCAGGACTTTTTTTCCAGTGTTGAAATTTTCCAAACTGCCATGATCTATTCCTTTTAATTGATTTCCATCATGTTCCATTCTTTGACCACATACAGCATTTCATCTTCTGTGTTACAAAGAATCTTAGCGGTTTTCCATTCACCGTTGCCGTCAACACCACCAACTTCAACCATCCAACCGTTGTCATAACGATTGATGCTGATGTTTTCATTTACTTTTGCCAATTTGCTTAATTTTTTTGCCATCATAGTACTCCTTAGTTTTTAAATTCTACAGGTTGGTTATCGTCGACTGACTGGCTTTGATATTCCAAATAAAGTCGATCCAGTTCTTCACGCAAGAAATGCTCGTCAGGATCGTAAGCAATGCCTTGCCACTCGGTTACTTTAAGTTTATCTTCATTCCAAGTCTGGCGCCACCGTTCTCCGGTCCATGCTGCACGATATTCGTAACCATCTTTGGTTTTAATATTGTACTGTCCCTCACGAACGGGATTTACTTTAACAGGGAACCATTCAGTTAGGCCATAGTTGATATCATCCATGTCTTTATATCGTTCCCACTTGCCTGTGGCCTTTTGACTGCCGGCAATATAAAAGCCAAAGTCTGAACTCTTGCCCGAAGTGTCGCCACCAAAGTTGTCAATGTCTTCACCGTCGTATTGAACGCTAGTGATGATTTCATTACCGTCAATTTCGTCGTAGGTCAGTGTAATAAGGCCTGGATTGAATGGTGATTTGAGTTCAATTTCGCCTTCAAAGAAAGTGCCTTTTTCACTGCTGTTGCCAATGAATACTACAGTGCCTGCGGGTTGACTGTCAATCCAAATTTCGTCACCGCAGGTCCATTCAGGTTCCGACTGTTCGGGATTTTCTTCGTCAACGCCCATACCGCTGATATCGTCTAAGGATTTTTCATAAACTGTATTGTCGTTTTCATCTTGAACTTGTATAGTGCCAGCACTGCGATCTACTCCCCAACAGTGTCCCATGTCATCACAGTCATGCCATGATCCAGGAGTGAATGGTTGCAGTTCTTCAGGTACTTCGGGCAGGGGATTATCATCGTCACTGTAATCCCAAGCATAGTCACTTACACTAATTCTGTGTTGCCTAAAGTAGTCATAGGTAGCACGACTGACAGTGCCCATGACTGTTTCACCACCATAGCCCCACAGTAAGATCTTATAAGTGCGTGGAGTAAATTTTAATGTTTCAATCAGTTTGTCGTGTTCTGGATTAGATTCCACAACTTCTTTTTTCTTGCGAGGCATAATTATTCCTTGTTAATCGGGGTCTACTGGCAAACATACAAGACTTTTGCGATATCGATCCGGCACTGTGAGTGCTTTGGTTCGACCTCGCTGACATTCCTGCATGGTTTGATATCTGCCCTGTACTTCTTGCACTATAGCGGAACTATTGGGCAAAGTCAAGACAGCAACTAAAACAATCTGCTCAAGCATTGACAATTTCCTTTAATGTATACCCCTGTTCACGATACAGGTCTGCCTCTGATTCGAACGCCACAGTAAACAAAAACATATCACCATCCCAAATTTCAAACATATATGTCTCCATTATTTCACCAATTTTTCAACTTGTTTTTCGGATTTGTTTGCCAGAATAGCAAACATCTTTCGCTTTTCTTCACGCTCTTTAACTACTCGTTGACGCTCAACTTCTTTAGCTTCGTATTGCTTGCGGCGCTTGTCATCAGTCATACGCAACATAGCGTCATACTGTTGTGCCTTTGCCCAACCGGTCAAAAACAGTTCGATGCCATCAAATGTGCTGGTCCAAATTTCAGCATCGCGGCTGTAAATGGGCAGTGCAGTATCATCGGGATACAGTGTGACCATATCGCCGTAATCTTTTGGACTGTAGTGGTGCGGGGGGCGTCCTAAACGAAAGCCCAAACTCTTGGCTTGTGCTTCAATGCGTTGATAACGAGTGTAAGTATTGTAACCGCTCATTGCATTCCTTTGGGTTCAACGGGTCGACGAAGTCCAAGGACCTTTCGATCTTCGGGAGTTAGTTTATTCCATGCTGACAATTTAATTTCATACTCAAGACGAGCTTGTGCCGCACGATTATATCGTTTTTCAATTCTGGCAATTTCCCCTGACCACCACACTCGCAGTTCTTCATTACGCAGCAAAACAAATGAAGTCATGTCGTTACGCTCAAGTTCCAACATGGCCAATTTGGCGTACCTGCAATAGCCAGGAGTTAGTTTAGCAGTTTCTTTTTCAATAATTTCTAAAATATCATGCTTGTCCATGATGCACCTTTAGACCAAATACAGCCTGTTCTTCATCAGTTAGTTTTGCCAATGCTGCTTGACGCTTACGCTTCAGTTCAGCATTTTTCCTGGCCAGTGCGGCCTTTTTATTCTTTTCCTTAAGTTCAGCAGCTGCACGGGCCGCATCTGCTTTTTTATGATCTCGCCACCATACCGTCAGTTCACTGGGAATAGATAGCACATTAGATTGGGGATCAACTTTTTCAAGTTCATAAAGAGCTTGACAAGCAATACGAGCCAACTTATCTGCTTCTTCTTTTAACAATTTCAATTCACGACTGTCTTTATAAACACTGTGATTGGCCCAATTAGTATCATAACTCATACACGGCATTATTTTTCCCCTGAATGTTTAAGAAGAAACATAGTAACTTCGGGCCCTTCCAGTTTAACACAGTCTACAGGATATTTGTTTAGTTCTTTAACACCCCAACCGTTTTTACCAATCCTAAGAACCCCAATCATCTTAGGGTTGAGTTTACGAACAACACCAATAACCAAATTATTACTCTGCGGATAGGCCACACAGTCACCTAGGTTAAGAACCTGACCCAATTGATCGCGGTGGTCTGGAATTTCTTTTGACATTTTTATTCCTTTATCGAAACCGGGCTTACATCACACTTGTGTGAACGCCGGTTACGCACACGGCAGGGGTTATTCGGCAGGCTTCATACAGGTCGTACGAGCCATAGCTTGCCAACGCAGGGGAAAGCTCTTGCGGAGATCCGCAATCTTCAGCGCCATACGCAGACTCATTTCACGAAGGCTGTTCTTGTTTTCATACATGAAGTCAAGAATCTCATCACGGCCAATGTCACCAAAGTCATAGTCCTGAAACAGCTCACCGTCACCTGCAATCTGCTTGATGCGAAGGAACTTGTCACGCATAGTGTCCAGAGTCAAGTCCAAGTAGTGGCAACGACTTTGCAGTGCATCCAAGTGGTCACGCAACTTTTGGCTCTTCATCTTGTCAAACTTCAAGTTGGTAATAAAGATAATACTACCGTTAAAGTTAAACTGATCTGGCACACCTTCACGGCGCAGCATAGAACTGTCACTGAGCCAAGAGATCTTGCGCTTCTTGCCCGAATCCAAGGCACCCTTCAAGAGGTTCAGTGCCACATCGTCCAGCAGAATGCTGTCACAGTCGTCAAACACAAGAACACAATTGGGATCGGAATATTTGTACAGAGTGCAGTACAAGCCCAATGCCGTTGCACTACCTTTGACAACTTCTGCACGAAGGCGTTTGCCAGCGATTTGGTCAAACAAACAGGCTTTTTCAACTTCAGTTTCAACACCGTAGCTTTTGCCAACGCCCGGGGGACCTGACACAATCATAGCACGAATGTCACCGCTGGTCGCCGCTTTGGTCATTTCGGTAAGGATTTCAAAACGCTCGCGGATACGAGTCATTGCGTCTTGGTCGGACTCGGACTCTGCTGCAACAGGAGCGGCTTTCACAGTTTCCACAGCATCTTCTCCGCTGACAAATTCGTAGGCATCAACACCCGTGACCTTAACACGAATGGTGTCGGGAAAGCCAGGGAAATTGTCGCCATTGCGAACAGTGACGAAACCACCGGTAGCGGTTCGCTTATACTGCTCAACCAATTCAAACACTTGACCTTTAATTTCTTGATTACGGTAAGTGCCCTTGCGGATACGAATTACTGCTGACATACTAGCTCCTTTTGTGTTCATCATGTCATTATTATAGCAAATTATCCATTTTTGAGCAATACCCATTCTTAATGATGGGTTATTGCCCAAATGTAATACCTAGGTATTACTTTTTGCTAATTTCGTTCAACTTAGCCAGGCTTTCTGCTTTACTCAATTCCATCTCGTAGGTAAGTTTCATGGCGCTGATCAGCAAAATAATAGCAAGGCCAAGACCAATTTCTTCAAGAGTAAAAAACGATAGCAAAACAGCAACAAAAAATCCACCGCCAATGCCAATGGCAAGGACTTTGAAAGTGTTAAGAACAGCGATTTGTTTTGGGGTCATATAATTTCCTTTTTTGCAATAATGCAATTATAACAGAAACGCGAATTATTTGCAATACCCTAGTAAACTGAAGGGTTAATACTTAGGTTTACTCTTCAGATTTGTTGTCTGCGTCAATATATTGCTTAATCACTCGCATGAGTTTACGACTGGTGTCGTAGACATATTCCTTGTCTTCGTCCTCGGTGTGGACAACAAGGATAAAGCCATTTGCGGCTTTTCGGATTTCGATAGATTCGAACATTATAACTCCAAAGTTAATTGAGCCATAATGTTAGCACATTATTGAATAAACATCAACCTATTCGGCAAAACACATTGTGTAATACACGGCTGGCGTTATCAAAATTTGATTCCATGACAGTTATATTGGCCATACCATATGCTATGGTGCCCATGTCTCTATAGTAAGTGTCAGTGGGCCAGCGTCTGCGTTTGAGAGGATAACTGTTGATCAGCAAACACTCGTCACCTATGTGTTGGTAATCTTTGCCGCTGAGGATTTGTATGGCAATGGCTTCTTCGTTTATGTTAAGTTTAACAAAGTTTTTGGCCAACAAGTGTACAACATAAGTTTCAACTTCGTTGTCTAAGTAAGTGTCACTAAGACCTTCACTTTCCATAACCAAGTCATAACTTGCTCTAACAAAATCATGCCAGCTCATGCATGTATTTACACATACAAACTCATAAAGCCCCGAACAATTTTTCCAATATAAGCAATCTGTTCAGGCGTAATAACAGGACTTGTGCCATGGAAATAAGTGTGTGTCATAGCATGGGTAGCCATAGGGAAATTATTCTTGGCTACCATCGGATCCATCAAGTGGCTGTATGCTGGTTGTAACATAATATTACCAGCAAAATACGGACGAGTCTGAATAAGGTTTTCTTCCAAATAGTCTACTATATCACTTCGACTAAATGGTGCGCCCTGCCTTATTGTTAAGGGAAAAGCAAACCATGATGGATCCGATTTGGCCTGTGCTCGAGGTAAGTGGAAAAATTCTTCATATTCTTTATAAATGTCAAACAGCAGTGCATAGTTACGCTTTCGCAGTTCATGAATTTCAGGCAGTTTCTTTAACTGTTCTAAGCCCATGGCACACTGTAATTCAATTGGTTTTAGGTTGTAGCCAATTTCATCGTAGACATATTTGTGGTCAAAGATTTCATCTGGCAGAGTAGGAATCCAATTATTAAAACGCTTGCCACAAGTGCCGCACTTTAACTTGTTAGCTTCGGGCCCTACGCAATAACAGCCACGACCCCATTCACGGAAACTGCGAAGAATGATATCTTGTTGTGCGTCATTTGTAGCTACATAACCGCCTTCACCCATGGTCATATGGTGTGCAGGATAAAAACTGCAACTACTCATTAGACCAAAGGATCCAAGAGGTACGCCATCGTAGGTACTGCCCAGTGCATCACAGCAGTCTTCCAATAAAATTAAATCATACCGTTTTACCAATTCCATAAGCCTATACATGTTAGGTGGATTGCCCAGTACATGAGCAAAAGTAATAACACGAATGTCAGGCTGTTGTTTTAGGGCTGCTTCAACTTGATCTAAGTTAAGATTCAATGTATCCAGCTCAATGTCTACAAACACGGGCTGAAAACCCATTTGCAGTGTAGGATTTAATGTGGTAGGAAATCCTGCAATAGGCATCAATACTTTCGTACCTTTAGGCAAGTTATAACCACGCTTGCTGGTCAAACTGGCCATCATTAGCAAATTACTAGAACTGCCACTGTTTGTAACAATGCCTTTTGTCTTGCCAAACTGCTTAGGAAACTCTCGTTCAAATTTAAGGCCAGCATCGCCCATGGCCAACCAACCTTTTAGCAGGCTTTCCACGCCAGCTACATATTCACTTTCATCATAGTATGCACCAGCATAGTTGACAAAGTCTTTACCCTCGCGCCAAGTTTTTGTCTGTTGCTTGCGTTGAATATATTCTCTAACTTGTTGTAGGATCTGTTCCATGTGTTACCAAATAAAGTTTTCTTGATAGTATTGTACTATTTTTTCCAGCTCTTTGTCAAACTCTGCTTGAGGTTGCCATCCCAATTGTTTTAGTTTTGTGTCATCTATGCTGTATCGAACATCCTGCCCAATTCTGTTCAAGTGTTCGATGTGGTCTTCGATGTTATAGTTTTTATCCTGCATGATCAAATCCAGGATCTTTTTAACCACTACAATGTTTTGTGTTTCATAATTACCGCTGATATTGAATATTTCATTTTGCACGCCAGATTCGATAATAGTAATAACAGCCTGTGCAGTATCACCAGCAAACAACCAAGTACGCACAGGAGTGCCATTGTTGTGCAGATCTATCCTACGACCCACTGTAAGATACTTAACAGTCTTGGGAATAAGTTTTTCCACATACTGCCCGATACCATAGTTGTTGGTGGGGCGCACAATAACATAAGGAACTCCATAAGTTCTGCCCCAGCTGGTTACCAAATGGTCTGCGGCTGCTTTGGTAGCACTGTAGGGGTTACTGGGCTTTAACAAGTCCGTTTCTGTGTGACTGCCTTGTTCAATATCTCCGTAGACTTCATCTGTGCTAAAATGTAACAGCACAGGTCTACGATGTTTCTTTTTGTTAATCAATTTAAGAATGTTGTGTACGCCATTTATATTGCTGTGTACAAATCTGTCGCTGTCTTCAATGCTGTTGTCTACATGAGTTTCTGCAGCCATGTTAATGATGTAATCGCAGTCATATAGCCTATCTAAGTCATTGATGTCCGATTTGATAAAATTAAACTGATTGGGATAACGCATGTCCCAACTGTCAATCCAACCTGTATTGGCTGCATAGGTACAGTTATCTACACCAATTACATACCAACCTTTGGCTAAACAAGCTTCAGTGACATGACTGCCCATAAAACCCAAACAGCCTGTTACATAAACTATTTTCTTTGTCATTTAAGTTTTCCCAATACGCACATTATATGTTCATTGTTAGCAGATGTTGATATTATTTCTACCACTTCTATTCCGTGTCTACTCAAAAGTGATACCATTGATTTGTAAGTAAAGGAATTTATATGTTCGTGAAATACAGCACCGGGCAGAGAATAAATTTCGTTGTCAGGCACTTCAATATAAAACCAAGTGTTGTTATCTGCGTATTTCTTGATTTGCTCAATTAGTTCTGCGGGTTCGGATTTATGTTCTAGTACATGACAGCACATGATAAAATCCATAACCTCAGTTGAATTTACATCAAATAATTCTACTCCCGGCAACAAGCCAACATTGCTGATATCGTAAACATATCTTTTGGCATGATTGAAAACTTGGGGGATATGTTCGCCTTTATTACCACCGTAGTCTAAGACAGTTTGAATATTTGCAGCATCAACATATTTGTTTATTAATTCCATAATACCAAATCGTCTTATCTGCATGTATTCGTTGCTGTCAAAATTATTTAAATAATTTTCATATGTAGGTTCGCATGCAATTCTTTGTTGGTTATAACTGGCACCCCGGTAATCATCGTACAGTAATTGTTCTTCCCTGTCATCTAATCTGCTGTCGCTGCAGGTAAATTGACAACTCAAACAGTGTACGCCTTTAATGGGCAAATGTCCATGGGGTCTATAGCCCGTTACTCTCCAAGCTACAAATTCATGCATGTATGCTGGCAGTTTGGTAATGTTGTCAGAACCGCATGCAGGACAGCTATCAATATTATACATAATCTTTAAATCCCTGTTCAAGCCCCTGCAAATCGATTCCCAGTGAATATAAATTTTCGTGGCTACCAGTATAATTATTCTTGCTGGTACTGACCACTACAATTTCTTGTCGTAATTTTTTAATATCAGCAAATAATTTAGCAGCTTGGCTTATTTTAATTTTATTTTCGTATACACAGTTTACATCGTAAACAACATGATTATTTTCTACAAAACTTTCAACCACTGTACACAAATCTTGAATGCTGAAATAATCAAAATATCTATCATCAGTAATTTCAAATTTTGTTTTGGTCTTTAACAATTTTGGAAACAATCTGGTAGGGATCTCACCTTTACCAAAACAGTTAAAAATTCTAAGATTGTAAAATCCTGGTTTTTCTACGCTGAGTCTACTTTTAAGATTTTGCCCAAATCCATAACTGTCCTGTGGCAATCTTGTAAAAATTTCTGTTTCTTCGACACAGTCTAAGTTCTGCGATTTGTCGTATTCTGCTCCACTGCCCAAGTTGATAAACTTTTTAAACAAGTCACTGTTATTATAAAAGTTCATAAAAATACCTAAGTTGTTTCTTGTATCTGCCAATGATTGATTGTCAGTCATAGTGGCTGCTGCCATAATCACAACATCGAATTTTTCTTTAGTCAAAAACTTTGCGACTTTGACACAGTCTAATAGGTCTAGAGTTTTTCTTGTAACTGGCACTACTTGATGCTTGTGTGCAAGATGTTTGGCCAAATTACTGCCAACAAATCCATTTGCGCCTAATACTGCTATTTTCATAATGTACTCGAATAAATTCCAAACATCAACGGATACTCGCATCCAATTTGTTCATGTGATTCAAATTGATAACCAATTGTCTTTAATTTTTCAATGCCTGCAACAGCATCTACTGTTTGATGAACCTCAATAATCAATTTGGGTTTAAAAGATTCAAACCATTGTAGATCATCAAACACTACTCTTTCTGCTCCTTCTACATCGCATTTGATACAGTCAACTTTTTCTAAGTTAAATCTTTTAGCTATGTCTGGAATGGTTATAGAATTTACGAGCATAGAAGTCTTTTTTCCATGCAGTAATTCTCGTGCAGCAGAACCCATGGATCCATCGGATGTAAAAGCAAGTCCATTAGAATGATTCCAAACAGCAGCAGATATTAAATCAATTGTTAGTCCTGTTACTTTTTCATATTCAGCAAAATTGGTTGCACAGGCTGTATGATTAATGGGGTCTGCTTCTACTGCTATTACATGCCCAGTCTTACCTACTGTTTCTTTAAACATTATAGATGCCAAACCAGAATAAGCACCCAAGTCAAGAATAGTATCGCCTGATGTCAGTTCTAGTAAGTCAATATATTGTTGTGTGGTTGCCAGTGGTTCGGCAACAAAAGGAAAGAAGATTTTGTGCTTGTTATAGCCTTTTACTGTATGCCAACCAGGACTGCTGAAATCAACTGTTGAAATTCCTGCTGAAGTGCTGCAGTCAACACTGTCAAAATAATGATCAAATCCTGCTTTAATTTCTTCCAAATAAAGTGAATGCTGATCGCTTATTAAAATTTGTCTGTTGTTGTTTATAATTTCAATCATTTTTTGTCAGCATGAATTTTTATGAGACCGTCTAGTGTTTCTTCACCTGTGGCTAGTTTAGGTTGAAAATAAGTTCTACCAGGACTTAGTGTAGTTAAACAGTCTATAAGGAATGGGCTCTTGTGGGCCAATCCCCCGGACACCGCTACCCGAGTTTGATTTGTTTTACAATCAAGTCTGTGCATAGCAATAACATACTGTCTGACCCATGCAGCTGCAACTGCGGCTACAAAGTGTTGTACTGTTTGACTTTCTTGAAGTCTAATAAAGCCACTACAATTAGTATATTGCCAAGCACTGGCAAATAAATTCAAATCAACCTGTTGATAATCGCTGGTTAAAATTTCTTCTGCGTTTAAATTTTGCCAAATTGACCAAAACCTCGATGGTTCAACTAGTTCAGCAATTACATTCAGTGCTCGGCCTGATGGAATATGACTTAGAACTCTAACCCAAGTACCGTTGACATAGGGTCTTAGATCTCCTTGATCTAAGCTGTCTGTAAGTACAGCAACTTGACTGCCTGTGCCCAGGTTAATGACCATATCTGCGGTAATACCCAAGCCTGCGCCCAGAATAGCTGCTTGAAGATCTCCAAGACCACCATATACCATTTTGTTTCTGTATGTACCTATACAGCCTTGGGCCAAAGGAACAACTGATAGACCTTCAAATTCGTTTATAATTTTAGTACTGAGTAACTGTGTATACTTGTTTACAAAGCCTTGACTGGCAGTCAATGTTATGTCATTTCCTATACTAGAGTCTAACACAGCATCTACAAGAGTGCCAATTCTTTTATTTTTTGGTTCTAGTGTTTTTAAGGTAGCGTAAGCAATACCTGGGCGTGTAATTAAGCCTGTTTCATTGTAAAAGGCTAACTTGTCTATCTTTTTTAGATCAGCTCTACTATCTTTCCAACTAATGTATTGATTGTCCATGGTAAAGCCATGCATTTCCGAACAGATATAAATGCTGTCTACATCATTATGCATGGCCAACAGTTTACCAGCAGTAATGTCTAGGGCTTGTCTGTACAAGTTAACAGGTACTGTAAATGCCGGTGCAGTGTCGTGATTTGTTTGACTGGGACTGGCAACACTTTCAAAGTCAATTACTGCGGCACTGTCTGTGTCATAGACTACAGATTTAATATTTGTTGCACCAAAATCAACTAACAATATTTTCAATTTGTTTTACCTTATTGACTGCTTGTTCAATTTCAAATAATCCGTCTGCGTTCAATTCCAATCCTAAGAATTGCATGTTGCCTAGGCTGACCAACGTAGCGATTGGCAGTGTTGTGCCCTGGGCTTTTTTATCGTTGGACAAATAGGGCAACAGTTTGCTAACATCCAAATTGATGAACTCTTGCCAAACTGAATCGCTGATTAATTTGCGTCCTGTGCGGAAAATTCTGTCTGCTACAGTACTGTCTAGCAAATTTCTATTAACAGAAATCATATTCTCTACAAAGATTCCTAGTGCAACACCTTGACCATGTGGAATCTTGTAGTTGCTTAATGCTTCAATGGCATGTCCAATGCTATGCCCATAGTTCATACTGCGACGAAGATCTATTTCAAATTCATCTGCTTCTACAATTGATTGTTTGACAAACAAACTGGATGCAGTTAATTGTTGGATAGCTTCAGCGTCACGAGCAACAAACTGATCAACGGTCTGCTCAAGAAATTCAAAAGAACTTGCACCGCCTGTGGTTAATAGTCTTAGTATTTCACCACCGCCACTTAAAAAGTCAAAGTCTGTTAGTGTCCTAGTAAACTCTGCATCTACTAATACTTGTCGGGGCGCACTGAATAAGCCTAATACATTTTTACTTGAACCATAGTTTACCGCAGTTTTACCACCAAGCCCACTGTCTGCTTGACTTAATAGTGTAGTAGGTACCAGTGTCCACGGAATGCCTCGCTTGTACATATAACCGGAAAAAGCACCCAAATCTTGTACAATACCGCCGCCCACTACATACAAGTGGCTACCACGATTGGCTCGTTGTTCCAGTAACCAATCGCAAATTTTAAGCACAGTGTTAATGCTTTTGTTTTCTTCCACAGCTTCAACAAGATAAGTGGGCGCTGTAAAACTCAAATGAGCCATTAGCTGATTACGAACATTGCTATCAATCAATAATAGCGCACCTTTGGTTGAGTTTATTGTGTCAGCAAGCCAAGCGAAACCATCACTGTCAACAAATTTTACATCATATGGTCTAGGAATACTGGCCACAGTAAAAGCACTGACTTTGGGATCGATGGTAAAACTAAATTCTGTTTTTTGTATTTTAAAATTTGTGCTAAACATTATTGTTGAAAACCTCCAGCAGTATACCCACCATCTACTGCAATGTCTTGTCCTGTTATGTAAGTGTTTTGGTCGCTGGCTAAAAATTTGACTAAGCTTGCAATTTCCTCGGGACGACCTAGCCTGCCTGCGGGTATGCCCTGTACTAGTCTTTCAATAGTAGCAGCTGTGTTATTTTTTGTAGTCATCTTAGTAGCAATATAGCCAGGACTTACAGCATTGACCATAACTCCTATATGCGCTAGTTCGATAGCCAAGGTCTTGGTTACGCCAATTAGACCATGTTTGCTGACACTGTAAGGCAAACGACCTCGTCGACCAAACTGTCCGTATAAACTGCTGATTATTACTAGTTTACCATTCCCGGATTTTTTCCAGTAGTCAATGTTGTTTTGAATAATAGGCAAAAATCCCAGTAGATTAATCTGTAAGTTCTTTTCAATTTCTTCGGTGGTTAACGAATCAAATGTTTTAGGATTATTAAAACCAGCGCAGTGTACAATGGTGTCAAAAGGCGCATTTGCTTTGATAAACGACTCAACATGGCCAGCACTGCTGAGGTCACATATCTCATGACCTGCTGCAACGACTGTGTCCCTGTCAAAGGCCTGCACAATAGCTTGGCCAATGTCTCCAGTGCCGCCTAATACTAAAACTCGTTTCATATTAATCTTTGATCGTGTTTTCTGCCATTTCTTCGTCAGAAAGAAAAGGACTCATCATTTCTAAACTAGGCGCCAACATTGTACCGTCGGCTAATTTCTTTGCTGCCAACTTAGGTGCAAATACTTGATTGGGATCACACATTACTTCAATAACAGCAGGGCCATCATATTTCATAGCCAACTGCACTGCTTTTGATTGCCAGTCTGCCCATGTTTTTACTTTCAGTGCAGGTATTTTAAAGCCTTTAGCAACTTCTGTAAAGTCAGGCATAGTAACGCCATCGTCTGGGCTGGTACCAAAAACATTGTCGCTGAAATAGTTGTGCTGTGTCTGTTTAATACTTAGGTAACCATAGTTATTCAAAATAATAACTTTAACAGGCAGTTTATAACCAACAAGAGTTTGCAGTTCTTGTATGTTCATCATAAGACTGCCGTCACCTGCTAGACAAATTACTCGTTGTTTATTGTTTGCTAAACAAGCACCAATTGCGGCGGGTAAATCGTAACCCATACTGGCATCACCTGAATTGGTAAACAGTCTTTGACCCTGTTTGATGTCAGCAGTTTGAAAACTGATAACGCAGGCACTGCCATTGCCAGTAACCATGATATCTTTGTCATTTAACTGTTGATACATGTCTCTTACAAACAAGTAAGGGTTTACATGTTCTTCGCCATGCTTGTATTCAGGTACAACCACTGGATACTTTGCTACTCGCTGTTGGCACCAATCAAGATATTCTAAGTGTGATTTCTTAGGTTTATATTTGCTCAGTGCGGCTAAGAATTCAGGTATAAATTCCGCCAAGTCAGCCTGTACTTTATAATCAGTAAACAAACTGGGTTTAAATAATTCTGCACGATCTATGTCAACATGAATTTTGTAAGCACGACTAGCAAAGTTTTTATAGTTATAGCTAACTTGTCTAATGTTTAGTCTACTTCCCAGTACAATTAATAGGTCTGCATTCTGCACTGTAAAGTTACCAGCGCGATCTCCTACTGTGCCAGGACGGCCTGCATAACAAGCATTGTCATTGGGCAGTGCGTCATGTGCGTTCCAACCAGTTACAGTGGGAATATTAAGACGACCGACTAATTTCAAAAATTCATCATGCCGGCCACTCAGTCTAACGCCAGCGCCGGCAAACAACACAGGTCTTTTGGCTTTCTTAAGTTTTTCCAATATGTGTGAAATTTCTCTATAACTTTTAGCCTGCACCAGTGTTTGAAGTTCAAGTTTAGTGTTAGCTGTAACATCTTTGTCAGCGGCTAACTTTTTGATAGAACCTTTCCACGGCTGTAAGTCATCAGTTTCAATCATAGTGCTGCTGATATCGACAGGTACATCGACCCAAACAGGTCCCGGCCTTCCGTGTGTAGCAAGAAACAGTGCTTTGTCCATTACTTCAGCAACCATTTGAGGATCTCGCAGTGTAGTAGCGTATTTTACAACAGGCCGAGCCATGCTGACAATGTCTACTTCTTGATCCCCAAGCTGGCGCATGGGCAAATCATAATTCTTATAGTGCGTTTCGTTTTTAACTTGCCCCGACACCACAATCATGCCAATGCTGTCTACATACGCACCGTAAACACCATTCAATGCATTAATACCTCCAGGACCAGTAGTTACATTAAGTACTGCCAATTTGTTGGTGGTCCTATAGTAACTTTCAGCAGCCATGGCAGCTGCTTGCTCATGATGAAAACATACTGGGGTTAGCTTTTTATTGCGACCAAAAGCATCATTAAGATGCATGGCTCCACCGCCAGTAACTAAAAATACATGTTCAGCACCTGCTGCCACACATCTTTCAGCAATGTAATCGGCTACACGCATTCTAGCCATTATAGACCTCTGTTAAGAATAAGATTTTTAAGTGCAGGATTTTCGTTGTAAGGACCGTCGATATGGTCAATGGTCAATGCTTGGTCTGCTTTGATACCTTGAATTAGTTTTTCGCCATCCAGCACTTCTCTACAGCTTAATTGACCTTTACGCAAAGGAATACTGAGATAAAAGTCTCGGGCAAAACTTTCTTTGGTCAATACATAACCTGGCTCTAAATCTCTGCGAGCATAAGCACCACGCACCAGTGCATCTAGATATTCCGTTTCACGACGGCTAATAACTCTGCGACTGTTGCTGTAACCACCACACATTTCCTGTGCTTTGTGAAAAGCCTTGTACCAAGTGTCACACTGTTCTGGTAAACTGTTATAAGCACTGACAGCAACACCGCCATAATTAATGTCTACATGTCGTTCCCAAGTTCTTGCGCCTTTGCCATAGCTGATCAGCATACTGCTGGACCAATCGTGATATTCATGTGTGCTGAGACCAATAACATGGCCAGGATAACGATCACGAAGGTAATCAATTTGATCCAAATGCAGTTCATCATCTTCACTGGGGTACAAACTAACACAATGATTAATGGCCAAGGGAATGTTTCTTCGTTCAAAGTAAACAACAAGATCATCTAGATCTTTTTCACTGGCTCCGCCTGTACTGACAATAACAGCTCGTTTAGTATCAGCAATTTTATTAATCAAAGGCCAGTCATTCATATCGCTGCTGGCAATCTTAATAATGGGCATGTCAAATTCAACGCATAAGTCTACACTCTTTTCGTCAAAAGGTGTGCTCATTGGAATGCCATTTACTGCTTTAACTTCTTTAATCAGTCTTGCGTACTGCTCTTTGGTAAGATAAGTAGCTTCAGTTTTTTTAATATATCTATTTTCAGTATTACCTTGAAACTCAGGATGAATAAATTCTGCGCTGTCCCTAAACTGTAGTTTTAGAGCAAACTTGACATTGTTATATCTTGCTACTGTGCCGTGATCTCTAATGATTTTAAGGCCGCGATCAACATCGCCTAAGTGGTTGTTTGCTACTTCTAGAACAAATAAATTTTCAAATAGTTCTTTATCCCTTTGACTAATTTGGGTCATAGTGTATCCTTGAATGTTATATTTTACACGAATGCACAGGAATTTCAAGCATGTCGTTTACCTGTTGCATACAATTTAATTTGGTAGGACTGTGTCTACTGCTGTGCCAATGAATAACTTTGGCATCTTGATAGCTGTAGTTGTTCCACTGATCCATTTGTTCAATATCTACCCAGGGCAGGCCGTGAGCTTGATAAAACAAATCTGGCCTGTGTGCATCTTCAAATCGGATACCTTGACTCCAAAACATAGCATTTTCAATTAGCTGTTCGTTGCCCCAAGTTTCAGGAGTAGTGTCGTTGCCTGCCCAATCTTTGGCCATATTCATACCCATGGCCCACACATCTTTGCTCATGGTGTGCGGATAGTATTTGAAGTCACCGTTAAAGTAATTGGGTAAATCAATGCCCCATGGATTAGCATCATGATAGAACTTTGGGTCTGTCCAATTAAACATTCTAAATTCGTCAAACTCACCAAACATTTTTAAGGGTTTAACTATTTGCACATCAGGCCCAACTGCTAATATATTGCAGGGTTCACTGTGCCAAAGATTGTAGACATTGGTCCAATTTAACTTCATTGCTTGACCAATGTTATCAATATCTTCCGTCCATACAAGTTCTTCCCATTCGCCTTCAAGGAAATGGTACATACTGCTGCGACTGAGCCTGTACATTTCACTGTAAGTTTTGTAGATATCGCCTTCGGCGCTGGTGTCTTTCCATGCCCATTGGGTGCTGTTGATTCGGCGGTGAGCGCCTATCACATAGTTTTTGATTTTCATAAATTTATTGATTATATGTTTATATATTCATAATTAACAGTGGTATCGTTAACTCTGAATATACGAGCACCATTTCGTAAATGAAACTTTTTTGCCAGTTCTGTAGGTGGGCTCAAGGTCACAAATCGCTTGATGTTGGGATTTTCCTGACGAAACTTAGCCAAGCCTTCTCTAATAAGTTGCTGACCAGCTCCAGGTGCGTAACTCCAAATAGTATAAAACACAGCGGTATCGGGATTGGCGCTGTTATCTGTTAATAGTTCTTCTTCGCTAGTGGGAATTGTGCTACACAATCTGGTACAGACAACAGCCTTGACTGTGTTGTCGTCAGTAAGGGCCAGCACTGCCCTATTACTGCCAAATCTCTGTTCATAAGGAATATGGGGACGCACAGGATCGTCCTTGAGATAATTGGCAAATGGGTCTAGTGTGTCTTTAATTGTGTAAATCATGTCGCTACCTGGAGTTTTATAATGGTATTTATATACTATTATATTTTTTTCCAGAGCGCGGTGTCAAGATTTTGTAAACCATTATATCTATCTGTGTCCTGTGGGTGCGGTAGATTGTATGGATTAGTTCGTTTAAAGGTACTGCCAGCAATGCGGTCCAGTATGCGATTAACTTTGGCGATGTCTGCTGTGCCAGGCAGCAAATATTCTAATGCTTGCTGTCTTGTCTGCAAGTCTAATTTAGCACACAATAATAACAAAACAATATCAAATTCTAAGTAACTGAAACCAAACTGTGCTTCGTCCCCATCACTGATACCTAAGCCGTCAGTGGGTTTAGCAAACACAGTGCTGGCGGGCACGCCATAAACTTCAGCCAGTTTGGGCACTTCCCAACTCTTACTAAGACTTTGGATTGGAGCAAGGTCGCCTACATCACCATGCAGTGTCCAAAAGCCTGCAGCCAGCTCACTGAAGTTGTCGGTGCTGCCCACCAAGCCACGCAGACTGCTGGCAACATTGTACACAGTCATCATACGCAGTCTTACTCTAAGATTGGCTCTACGGATAACATGGCCAGCATTGTTGATTTGACTGTCCCAAGCACTAATACTTTTGACCAAGTCATCGTAGGGTTTGGTTAAATCTACATGCACATGGTTTAATTTTAATGCTTGGCAAGCTTCAATGCCGCGTTCAGTTTCGGCAGGATTTTGATGTATGGGCATAGTTACACCAGTTACTGTCCAACCTGCTTGTTTGAACAGTGCCGCAGTTAGGGCACTGTCTACGCCACCACTCATGCCGATGGCTACATTTGTAATATTATATTTTTGGCCATAGTCTTTTAAGCCTTGTACCAGCTTTTGACCAGTGTCTTCTAAAGTATTAAGATCTGAGTAAAAACCTTGATCAATAAGTTGTTCCAATTTGGAATCAAACCAAGTACTTAATGGTGTCATGGTTTCTTGGCGACTGTAGGTAAGAATTTGTTGTTTGAGGCTCATAATAGTTGATTGAATTAAAATTATTTACACAAGTATTTCAGCTTGCTCGTCTAAACTGACTAAATTGTCTAATTCACTTTGTCCATGTACATCAATTATGAGATGCAGTCTTGCTTCAGTGCTTTTATTAACTACCCAGTGCAATACACCTGTGTTAAAAAAGTATACACGGCCATCAGCAGGCATGTGGTAGCTTAGGGTTTGTCCGTTGCGTTTCATGTACATCTTAACACTAGGATTTGTAATAATAGGAATATGATATCTGCAGATATAAGTTGGGTCGTAGTCTACATGAGCTTTTAGTTCGTGATTTCCTGCAACATAAGCCAGTCTTGTTCTTGTAACTTTGCTGGTAAACATATCCATTATCTTTGCCAGTTCCCCTTGAGCATATTTGGTTCTAACTGTATAATTTAATTCGTCGGCTTCAGGCAAATAATTTGGACTAGTAGGATCCAATCGTTTGGTTCGTTCATAAATGTTAGTGTATTTGAATTCAACGGCACCACGACTTTTAGACTTGTCAAATTCTGTTAACATAACATGCCTGAACTTATCGCTGTTGCCCATGTTGGCTTCATCTTCTTTAAAGAAGTTTGTATGGCAGTATTCATTTGCAATAACAAAGTCCTTCATTGACCCATTGGCATCAGTCCTAATATCATTGTAGCTGTCAAAATTAAACAAATTAACATTTTTTAAATACTCAAACAAAGCAGGCATATCAATTTGCCAGTCTTTTAAATAGCCCCAACAGGGCAATTGCTTACGATTTTTCATTCTGTCTAATCCTTACTAATTCTATTAGGTATCTTGTAACATCTATTTGCCACCATTTTTTTCCAAATCTATAGTCGGCAGGAAAAGCATGGTGATTATTATGCCAACCTTCGCCCCACATTAACAAACCTAATACAGGATGGTTAGTGCTAGTATCTTTAGTTTCGTAGTCTTGCCAACCCAGTGTGTGACTAAAAGTATTGATACTGCTGCCTGCATGCCATAAAAATAAACTAGGTATTAACCAAGCATAGACCACAGCAAAAGGATCCATCAAATAACAGCATGCCGCATAAACGACATGAACCAACCAATAGAATTTGTGCATGTTTATATGAAAATTACTGCGAAGTAAATCAGGAACATATCTTACATTAGGTTGATGAAACATACTAAAAAACTGTACCTTTAGAAATCCTTTGGTATATGGACTATGAGGATCACGGTCAGTATCAGTAAATCTATGATGTTCTCTGTGTACAGCACACCACGCAATACTGCTACCTGTTCCCCCAATAGATGCCAATACTGTTCCTAAATATTCCCACCATTTTGGTGCTTGATAACTTTTATGACTGAGCAACCTGTGAAAAGTGCCGCTCATACCTATACTGCCAGTTAGGAAATAAATTGTAAACGCTATTACCCAATGATACCAATTAGCATACATTATCATAGGAATGATACTTAAATGTGTTATACATTGAAATATAAAAAGGTTATTAATTTGCAATTTCATTGTCTTACTACCTTACCATAAATTTTTCTTGTGTTATCACCTGCTAGGCTAACTATTTCATTGTCTTCTACATCTCTAAGTACAGTTAATCGAGGGTGTATTACTGCATTCTTTCCTATTACTGCGCCGCCTAGCTTACTAATTGCTGATCCAAACCCTATGTGTGCATTTTCTTTTATAACGCAATTACCTGATACTAACGCTGTTCTTTCAATTACACTGTTGATTCCTAAAATGCTGTCATGAGCAAGTAAAGCATGAGTGTGTATTTGACTATGTGGCATTAATTCGCAGCCATGGCCGATTGCTGCACAGAAACCTATGTAAGTTCCGGGGTGAACAATCACTGACTTGCTTACTTGACTAATTTTATTTCTTAATGTTGCTAAAGGTAATTGATGTCTGTTACATAAGTTGATAAATTCTAAACGCCTAATTTTACTACCTTCGAATTTAGGAATAACACTAGACGCTACAAAAAATTGGTATTGATTTTTATTATTTTCAAAGTCGAATGTTTTTTCAGATCCAACTATAGGAACTTCCGCAATTGATTGAGTATTGCCGTAATACTGATCATCAATTATTCCGAAAACTGGAATTCCCATTTCTTCAGCAGTTTCCGAAAAAAGACTTATGTTTGAATTTGATCCCAAGAAAATCAAAGGTTTACTCATAGTACTAATATTGTTGGTCTACTATTTTACTAAGAGCTAAAAGAATTGTCAATTCTTTATACGGTTGGCGTTCCAAGCATAGATATGTTGGTAAAAAGGTCACTACCTTAAGCGTCAATATTTCCCGGCGTCATTTTTTTAAAAATGGCGTTGCTAAATTTATTTATTAAATTTTAATTTGATCAACAAGAAGTTCTAGGTTTGCAACAAGTTCTTGTATACTAGAGTCTGTCAGTGCGTTATTGGTAATATTTTGCCAAGATTTATTTGAATTATAGTTCTTACTAATCCAAACTGTAAAATTTTTAGGGAATTTAATTTCAAGAGTTTGATCGTTTTTAAATAGACCCATAGATAATTCATTTAATCTTGTAGCACCCTCAAACATTGATATTATATTGTAATAAATTGTTGGATTTAAAATATCTACATTATTAATCAACAATTTTTCAAATTTAACAGACTTGTCTTTAATAATTATATTATTTTCAACAATAGTATCATTTATATTTTTATTGCCCATTGATATTTTTACCAAATTAGAATTTTCAGCGTTTAAAGTTTTACTAAAACTATAAACACCGTCTGTGAGTACAGTGTTAACTAGTACATCATTGTTTATCGATATATGAACACTGGGATCTGTGTTAACGGTGGAGACTTCGATTTCAACTTCGAACTGAATATTATTTAGATTGTTTAAAAAAGTTGTGACAAAATTTGTTATATCTATATCGCTTTGCTGTCCACCTTTGTTTATAAAAAATTCATTAATGTCATTTAAGTTGTCGCTTAAAAAATCAAATTCAGGTTTCAAATACATAAATTCATTTACTATAGGCAAATTTAAAGCAGTTGCAAGTTTGTTTACTATAATCCTTCTCTTAAGTCGTGTTTTAAGTGTGTTAGTCGGGTTATTTGGATTAAACCATAGTCTTACAAATTTATCATTGTGCCGTTCAATTACTGAATTACCGAAACTAGGAGAACCATGTATTAATCCAAAAGTGGTGCCTAGCATTACTCCTATCACTGTAGACGACAAACTATAGGGCACTAAATCAACCAGCAATTGACAATGGTCAATAAAATCCGTTTCAGTTTCAGACCAATGGCCTGTAAATAATAACAAAACACTGGTAATATTGTATTTTCTAAAATACTCAAGTTCAAAAAATAAAGCTTCGACTGATGTTTGTTTGTTTATAGCTGATAGAACTGCATTACTGCCTGATTCTGCTCCTATGGTAAGTCCTTGGGCGCCGCTGGCGGCTAACATACTATAATAAGCATCAATGTCTTTTTTACTATTAGTAAAGTCTCTGCAAATGTATTCGCCCGACCATACTATGTTTTTATTTGTTTGCTGATTATATTCGGCTAATCTTTTGATAAACTTTTCAAAATGCAATAAACTGCCATTGGTCAAACTGTCTACAAATCTAAATTTTCTAAATCCATATGTACTATTAAGTTCAATTAATTCGTCTGCTATTCTTTCTCCGTCTTTAAATCTATAATTGCCAAATTTTGATCTTATGTCGCACATATCACAATCTCTGACACACCCTTTACTGCCAATTACATCAATTATTGTTTCATCGTTTTCCCATGTATAACAATCTAGTTCGTAATCATCATAGTTAGGTAGAAAATAATCAAATTGCTCGTCTGTGTACTGTGTATTCTTTACTGAATTATTTCTTAGTAGATCTAATATTCCAGACTCGCCATCGCCTATAATTATATGATCACAGAGTTGTTTCGATCGTAATGCTTGTTCAAAAGTATAGATTTTGTCATTTATATTTTTGTTAGGCAGTAATTTTTGAGCAGTATAGTGTACTGTGGTTGTAAGTCCGTGACCGCCCAAAACAATTTTATTTGCAAAACCTTCTTCGTGTGCTTTCAATAAAATTTCCAAAATAGCTTTTTGAGTCCACCCACTGAATACACTTAATCCTATAAATCTAGTAGGGCAATTCTTCAACAAGTGGATAACTGATTGATACCATTTTTCAATAATTATTTTTTCAGTATCACTTAAAATTTTTGCAGTTGACCAAAAATATTCTAATAGGTTAGTGTAAACTTTAGGATCCTTGTTGCACTGTTTATAAAGTTCAATTGAAAAATCATAAGTTTTTGATTTGTATCCTTTGCTTTGCACTAATCCCTTAAGCAGTGCAGGGGCAGAATAAACTCGATCTATGGCCAAGGGCGGAACCGAGCAAAATACAATATCATACATATAATTTTTTTATAAAAAAGTGTTTTATAATCACTGCGTCAAGATCAAATTCCCACCACCGATTTAATAAATTAAAATTCCATGCTGTTGGTTTATAATGATGGTTGTTGTGTAGGCCCACTATTACAAATAACCAACGGATAAAAAGATGATTTGTACTAGAGTCGTTTGTTTCAAAATTCCTATACCCAACGGTGTGTCCTAGACTATTTGTAATTCCACTGAAAAAACTGGTTGTAGCACAAGGTAAAATAAATCCTATCATTATGGGTACCATAGATTCTGTTAACATAGACCCAGAAACCAATAAGGTTATCCATGCTATTAAAAGTTTGAAATAGTTTTTGTGTATAAACATTTGATAAGGATCTCTTAACATATCTTTTATTATAGCAGGATCAACATGCCAATTATTGTCCCAAAATGTAAACCACACTCTTAATATTCCTATATTTTTGGGACTGTGTGGATCATTATCCAAATCGCTAAATCTATGATGAGTCCTGTGTACAGCAGTCCATGATAAGCAACTACCTACGCCCAAAATAGAACCTAAAAACAATAATAGATATTTTTTAAGTTTTGTTGTTTCAAAACTCCTGTGTGCAAAATATCTATGATAGCCAATTTCAGCACCCAATCTTAAGATTAAAACTGATGAATAAAAACAAATCAGCATCAAATACCAAGGTAATCCAGAAGTAAAAAACCAAAAGATACTTAAGGCATAAGCAGTTAATATTATTAGTTTGATTTTTTTATCTGAGTGTTTGGAAAATATGATGTCTGGATCTAAAAATTTTATAAGATTCATAAACAAAAAAAGGTAGCGTAAGCTACCTTGTATTTATTTTGCGTGATACGGATTTTTTAAATGTCTTGAATTTCTACAATTTCAAAATAAGCATTATATTTTCTATGTATGGCCCCTATACCATCTAACCATTCTTGGGCGGCCTGCTGATCTACCCATTTTCTTTTACATTCAATGTTGTTAGAATTGTCTTGTAAATAAACATACTCAAGAACTCCATCTGTTTTATTTTCAGCTAGCAGAGAATTCAAAAAAGCTTCTGCTTCTATGAATAAATCAGAATACGAAGGACTGTGTAATCCGTCGATTGATTTCGTTATAGTTAGTTTTGTATACATAAAAAATCCTTATTAACTTTGAAAACTGTTAATATATTTATTTATAAATTTGGTAATACCGATTCTTAGGTCTGCGCTGTCAAACAACTCTTTTTTAGACATTTCCAAAACTGTCTTCTGTTGAATACCCAGGCCTTCAAATAGATTACTGTCCCAAGAATCCGCTGGAGTTAAATGGGCCGATTTAGAGTTTAAAATTTTAGCTATTTTCCTGGCTTCTAAACTATTTGTAATAGGGCTTACCCATTCTAAATCTTTATCGAATTTATAGCCGTATTTTTCGGCTTCTAAATCAAACTCGCTAAATGTTTCAGATTCAGTCTCTTTGGCGTTTATTAAATGCAAAGGGTAAAACACAGTTGAAAATTTATGTTCTACAATCCAGCGGAACATACTATGAACACTTCGAAAGTCTTCTCCTGGTAAGCCTACCATAGCATTTACACTTATGTTAACATCGGACCAAGAATTTTCTTTAAGACTGGGCAAGTAATCTCTAGCTCTTTTAGCCGACCATACTTTTCCAATAGCCTTTGCTGCCACAGGATGTAGGGTTTCTACTCCTATATGACAACCATAAAGACCTGATTCTGCTAACAAATGAGCAGAATCTGAAAATTTTTCAACTAGGTCACCTCTTATATGAGCAGCATATTTTAACTTGAACGGCAAGTTTGAAGCCATTTTATGCCAGTCTTTAATTTTTTCTATGTCATCGTTAAAAGTATCATCTAAAAGCTGATAATTAGTAACATTAAACTTTTCATAAGCTTCTACTAATTCGTCTTTTATAAGTGACATATCTCTCACATAGGTTCCGCGTTTTTTGCCAATGCCTTCAAATCTACAAAATCTACATTTGTATATGCATCCTCTGCAAGTTTCTAACGGCAATGTTTCTTGAGGCACAATGCGATCATCTATATGCCATTTAAAATCACACGAAGTAATATCCCACGATGGAACTACAGCTTTGTTAATTCCGTGATTAAAATTTGAATTTAAAAAATTAATTACACTATTTTCTGTTTTACCTTCTAAAACAAATTCTGCGTTAAAAAAGTTTTTCCATTTAGGAGAATTATATCCCCCTACTAAAATTTTATTACCGTGTTTTTTTCTTACATACATTGCTGTTCTTAATAATTTTTGAACAACTGGATCATTTGTAATGTTATCGCTAAAAAATAAGTGTGTAACACTTATTCCTAAAATAGTATTAGGTCCTACAAATCTATCTAAAATTTGTTGTAGCTGCTCTTCTGGAATGTAATTAAAAAAATCTACTACCTGACATGAATATCCAGCTAATCTAGCACGATGACCAACTTTGTAAGGTCCAATTAACCTATGCGGGATAGTAGGAACGATTGACAAATCCTTATATTCTTGACTTGTAAAAGCATAGAAAAATGGATCGTTATTAGCGCCTGATAGTATAACTAAATCTTTATAATCTGTGGAAAACATAAAAAAGGTATAAGGTAGTTTTCTAGGTGACAGGATTACTACCAACCCCGGACGCACAGCCCATCCCATGTTTCGTGCGCCGCGGAAGCAGAGTGTCGTCTCTTGCGAGTTTAATGGGTCTGCTCAGTGTATTTACATAACTGCGATAGGACCGTTACCGTTTTTAAACCCCACATGACCGCCTTGTGCTCTAATTCGGTCCCCGATTTCTTCAAGACTGATAGGAGCAAAGTCTGTGTGTTCAACACAGGCACAAAAGTATCTGGGATCTATTTCTGGGGTAGCTCCATTGTGCTTTACCATCATAACACGGTTAGCATGTAAATGTCCATGAATGTTGCAGCCAAAACGAGCAAGGCTTTCTTCATGCACAGGCACATGGCTAAAGATCATGCCGTTCAGCACATGGTAAGCACGAATATCCCTAAAGTGTTCTGTATAGTCAGTGAGTTTAAAGATATCGTGGTTGCCTTTGATTAAGACTTTGTCACCGTTTAAGCGATGCAGAATGTGTAAAGATTTACGGTTAATCACAACATCGCCTAGATGGTAGACTTTGTCGTTGGGTCGAACCCTAGCGTTCCAACGCTCTACCATGGCTTCATCCATTTCCTCAGCTGACGCAAAAGGACGCAGTGGTGAACCATCTTCACGCTTAAACACTGTACAGGTTTTTTCATGCCCGAAATGCGTGTCTGAAATTACAAAAGTTGTGGGCATAATAGCCTCCTAAATATAAACATCAAATTTTGTGCCTACATAGAACATATACTGGTAGTTAGCGTATGCATGTCTTTTGTCTAAAACTTCATACTGGTGTACTTGATCTAGTTCAGCTCGTCTTAATTCTGCTTTGGCGATTCTATGACTTTCTTGAACTTGCTTCATTTTCATTTCATAAAAGTCTTGCCAATTGTTTTGCCAATTACGGTGCTTGATGATTCTTTCTTCATGCAGTTTATTATACCGCAGAGTGTAGTCATACAAAGGCGTAGGTGTTGACACTGGAAACTTGATAGCCATTATATTTCCTTTATGCTACAATCCAATCTATTTGGTCAATGATTAGTACAACTTCCGATCCATCATTTTCTTCAATTCTAAACTCAGTGCCTTCAGGAAGCCATTGGATGTGTAGGTCCTCAAGACCTCCCAAACAAGCATCTGGCCATTTGAGTGTGGCATACGCTAGAATTTTTTCTTGATCGCCTTCTTCTACCAAAGAAACAAGACCTGGATCAAAAATAAGTTCAAGACTGTCAAAATCAAGACCGATATTCCATGTGTACCACCCGGCACCATAGCCAGGACTGTACAATACTGCTACAAGACCATCGCGAACTACTTTGTTCATTTATTACCTTTGTGAGACTTAGGAATAACAAAACCCCAATCTGTAGTAACACCGTTGATTGTATGCAGTTCATTTTCGTCATATGACAATCCTAAGGCTTTCATCATCTTATGCTTGACCAACAAGTTAGGACTACGAAAACTTTCAGTGTCTGTAAATCCCATGATAACACCAACTTCACATACAGCACCCGACCGACAAACACCAGCATGACAGTGTACAACCACATTCATATCATTATCCAATGCGTGTTGTAATAAGCGAGTCAGAGTCGCAGCTTGTTCGTCTGTACATTTGGCTTCGTCGGGGTAACGATCGTTTACTTCAGCGTCAAGAAATTCAAATTGATGGACTTCTTTAAAAGAATGTTTTGGAGCAGGAAATTCTACCGCAGGATCTACAATTTGAATCAACATACTGTTAGTGCCAGCATTATTATGACGGCCAGCCGCAATATCTTTCATACTGACATTTTCAATCCAAGGCATAGAATACTCCTAAGTTGATATTATAACAGAATTTGGTAATTTAAGCAAGTATTACTTTTGTTTTACAGGCTGCAAGCTGTCACGACGCATCATGACCATACGACGGCTGTCGGGCTTATGCACTGTAACATAAGTTACATTGTCAATCACTTTGGTCTTTTTAGGATCGTCACAGATCCACACTTCTTGATTGACATAGTTTTTAAAAGTTTGTGGTTTGGTTGTCATCATTATGATCTCCTAAAAAAATATTTATTGGTGCTCTAGGATGGAATCGAACCATCTATTCATTCTTACCAAGAATGTGTTATGCCATTTAACTACAAGAGCATGGTACCCAGAGAGGGATTCGAACCCTCAACAGTCTCCTTTTGAGAGAGGTGCGTATACCAATTCCGCCATCTGGGCATGGTCTCGCCGGGCTGAATCGAACAGCCGTTTTGACCTTAGGAGTGTCTTGTTCTATCCACTGAACTACGGCGAGTAAATACTGTATGTTTACACCATGGACAATAACAAAAGAGTTTACAGCTCAATATACAGGCCGGCAAAGTCAAGACTATGAATTTGTGGCTGATGCAAAACCTAAGGTCGCTGAGTTTAAGGCTGAAACAGTTGAAGACTGGCCTAAACTTACAGTTGATATGAAAAACTATTGGGGTAGTGTAAGAGGCACAGACAGTTATTGACTGGCCCGTCCTGAAGGAATCGAACCTCCACCCCCGAGTTCGAAGCACGGTATTCTATCCATTGAACTAAGGACGGATTAAATGGAGCGGGATACCAGAATCGAACTGGTCACTGGACCTTGGCAAGGTTCTGTTTTACCAATAAACTAATCCCGCATTATACCGATACTCTTCCGAGTAGGAGCAATGCTCGGTAACACACAAAGACAGGATTTGAAAAGTGCCTGTACACTGTTTATGGTGCCCTGGGGGTGAATCGAACACCCGACCTCGGATTACAAAACCGATGTTTTACCACTAGAACTAACAGGGCAATTAATTAAATAAAGTATGACCAATCAAGAAGCATTTGATACTATAAATGAATACTTAGATTTATATACTAATAAAAAATTGTTTTCATCTTCGGGCGAGCTTTTAGCTTACCAAAGGGGCATCTTGACTGCTCTACTAATGTATTTACTTCACGACGATTTCTATGCTAGAGAAGTGATTTTAAATCGCATAGAACTATTAAAAGAACAGCAAAAATAATGCTCTGCGCCCCGCGGCGGTAATTATACTGCATCAAGAGCCAGGAAACCCCAACCCCATCACGCACAGCCTCCACCCGCTTCCCGACCGGGACCGTTATCGCATTGCCAGCGGCCTTTTGGTTTAAAGACTACCACCCGTGGTGATCAAGCCACTTCCTATCGTCCGGGTCGGACTAGCCGTTGATTAAGCGGCACGTTCTTATCTAACTGCTCGTGCGCGAGCAGTGATCATATCCTCTATATCACCTTTTACTACGACATTAGTGTAAGTGTCAGTCAAGCCACTGGCGTGATCAACAACTCTGTTGTCGGGTTCATGATATGTACGAATTCGTTCTGTACCTGCAAGGCCACGCTCTTTGTCTTTGTGAAAGTGTGCAGCCACTCTAGCTCTGCAAGTATTGTATGCCGCTAGTTTATTATCTTCGCGACTACGACTGGCAGTGCCGTTAGCAGTAATTCCAGTTGGTTCATGTATGCAACGGCAACAGTTTTGGTGTTTGTTGCGATGTTGCCCACCTTTACCTGTACCGGAAAACCACTCAAACCTAAATTGATCTTCTGTGATTTTCATAGAGACTCCTATCGAAGACTATTCTGAAACACACTATGCCACGCTCTTAACCTGGACTCTTAGTAATGTGTTTTAGAATAGTGCTAAAGCTGAGATTACACTTTAGCCAGTAACACCTCGAGCATTATACTGCACCTTGCGAGCACAGCTTCTCTCGACATCCACTAAGTCCATATCACTATGTAACCTAGTCTGTTACCAGCATCGCCGTTTTTATGGCCAGGCAGTAGGCCAGTCGTTATCAGCTACTCTGTACCTTATTCTCCGTTGACCTTGCGAGCCATTCAAGTGCGCTAACACCTTACGAAACTTCCAGTACAAACCACTTCAGCCTTGCGAGCCTCCGCGGACTTGATTCACTTGCGTGTCAAGCATTAGATGCTTTTCACCGATAACCGAGGCAGTCTTTGCATTTTTATTACGGCGGGATTTGAACCCGCAACATCCTGTTTAGAAGACAGACGATCTACCAATTGATCTACGTTGCAACCTACCTTGATGAGCTGCCTCAGTTGCTCCATATGCTTTTGGCATACAGTATACAACTCACCAAATACCTTTTGACTCGCGGTCTACTCAGTAATGTTTCACGACCTGTGTCACTGTCTCACGACGGTGCCACTGACCATTAACATTGCGCTAGAACCCTTGGTTGCGACACCTCGGATCCTAACACTACCCTTTCTCATACCAACTAACTGATTGGTTTTGTAGTGAAGTCAGCACCACCTGTTACTTTCCGCTGACCCTAGTTCCCTTGCGGGCTAGTCGATCACCGTTCTTTCCACTACATCAGCTTTGCTGTTACATCCACCGGTTTTTTCAGTGAACGCTACCTCGCGGTAGTGAGCAGGCTTGTTTACACGAACTGTTGCCAGCGGAGTTGCGTAGGCTTACCTCCTTTGGGTGCATCACTGCACTTATTCTTCGTTAAACGGCAAGCCGCCTAACAGGACAATAAACTGCCCTAAGTATCTATTGTATTATCTTTTACATTAATTGTCAACGGACTTTGTTGTCCAAAATATTTGGTACCCCCGGCAGGATTCGAACCTGCACCATCCGCTAATCTGGCGGCATAAGCTGAGGTATAAGCTCAGAGTTCTACCATTAAACTACAGGGGCATAAAATAAATTCGTAAGTAGTGTCACCATCATTATAGACACCATTCACCCTTCTCCGGTTTAGCTAGCGGGACTCGGTACGCCACTTGGGATACCGGTCCAGTTAGCAACCATCTGCACCGCTCATGCGAGCGGCCGGGAGTCGAACCCGTCACCTTTTACTATATCAGTCCTTCGAAGAAACCTTTATAGCGTGACTTTCTCTTGCTGACACTTACGAAACTTGTATGTCGTTGTGGGTTTTTACCACACCTGAACCTCACATCCACCGCTATTGCACCAAAATATTAGTGTTGCCCTTCGGCATAGACTTATGTGGCGATCCCATGCATTCTCATTACACCATGACAAAACTTGGCGGTCCCAAGGGGATTCGAACCCCTGTTGACGGCGTGACAAGCCGCTGTAATTACCAGGCTATACTATGGAACCAAAATTTGTACCAACGCTTGGGACTTGTACCCCGTTCTTTCTCATTATTCCCCGCACTGGCGCAAGGCGAGCGCTTTCTTCTTATAAGAATTTGTGCTATGTTCTCTTGCGGAGAACTCTAGTTGCGGTTTGAGAGGCGCTCGTAAGCCCACTTCGTGGATCCGATTGCAATCGGGGAAGCCGTCCCGCCACACCGTAAAGCGACGGTGTGCATTCTTGGTGGATGAGGTTGGACTTGAACCAACAATGCCAGAGGCGGAAGATTTACAGTCTCCTGGGGTTACCAATTTTCCTACTCATCCATAATTACCATATAGAAACACACTCTTGCCCTAGCTTTACGGCGGTATGCCTACTCTTTGGGATAGCCCCTGCGTCCAGTTGCTAGGTATCCACGAAGCCGTTGAATGCGTTTCTATATGGTACTCGGTAGGGGAGTCGAACCCCTCTTTCCGGCGTGAAAGGCCAGCGTCCTAACCGATAGACGAACCGAGCATAATTGCCATTTAATTTTTAAAGAACAATGTTAATTTCTTAACATGTGTATATTATAACAAATATAGGAATATTTGTCTACCATATTGAAACACATTCTCGTCCTACTATAGGACTTTTCATCGCGCTGGTTAGGCTGCTTCGTCGTGTGGTCCAGGCTACCAACCTCTCGAGGCCAACGACCAATGATGAATATGTTTCAATATGGCAACAAATAAATGCTACAGGATTCGAACCTGTACCTGATCCGTTTTCAGCAACTCATCCATCCCTGCAAGGACTTCAACTCTGCGTACTCGCTTCACCGTGCTTCCGGCAACACCACGCAACCTGTCTATGTTCATTGCAGTGCCCATAGAACAGTCTTGTACCATATAGAAACACACTGGCAAGCATCGCCGATACATTACTGTACCTCCTAGTCTGTGCCGTCAAACCATAACCTTCCCGGGTGTTATGGAGTCTCTTCTCCAATGTGTTTTTATATGGTTCCACCCTTTGAGGCGGTGGAGTTCCTATCCGATCACGATCTGTCGGAATCGCAGCCTCTGGTATTGCTACCATATAAAAACACACTATCCTCTCTACCCGATGTACCTTGGGACGGGCTCCTACCGTGCAAAGTGTGTTTTTATATGGTACGCCCTGGGAGATTTGAACTCCCGACCAATAGATTAAAAGTCTACTGCTCTACCAACTGAGCTAAGGACGCATTGTCTTTTCTACGCAAGGCTTTATTGGTCTTGCGATGTACGCCCGCTTTTCTCATCAAAGCCAAGACAACGAAGCGGTTACGCTGCTTGACGATCAGTTTTCGTTGCATAGTGCAAACTCCTTAAAATAGTATTATAACAGGATTTGTAATATTAGTCTAGTATAACTAATGTACTACAAAATATATTGTCTGCAAGCTTCTAATTCTGGTATATAATCACCCAACTTAGAATTTCTTGCACGATCAAGTTGATCGTTAAAATCAAAAAATTGTTTAAGTAGTGAAATATCAGGGGTTGGATTCTTTATATAATAATCGTATATTGAATCAATTACAGTTTTATTACTTTTTCCGTCCGAATGATATACTTTTGTTTGTTTACATTTTTCCATACTTTCTACAACTAATTTTCTATTTGGATGATTAAATGTATTAAATTTTTCTAAATAATTTAATTGCAGATACACTGTAGTAAGTGGGAATTCTTTATCTAAAAATTCATATAACAAATGTAAATTTGTAACATTATAAATTCCCGGAACAGTGTTAATTTGGACAGAATGCCCCATTCGTTGGCATAACTTCATGTTTTTTACTATGTTATCCCAATTTGTTCCCCAACGCCAATAATCATTAATTTTGCCGTAGCCATCTAAACTAAAGCTAAAATTCATATTAGAAAAGGATTCAGACAATTTTAGGAATTTAGCACTAAACTTTTCACCGTTAGTACTCATTGTAAGCTCAAAATCAGTTTTATTTTGATCAATACAATTTTCCATAAATTTTAATACTTCTGACATTATAGTTGGTTCGCCACCAGTCAAATAAACTCGGTGTTTGTTTGTTAATGTAGATACATTTATATTGTTAATACTAGGATAAGCAGGTTTAAAATTTCCTTTGTCATGTACAATATTAAATTTTCTAGCTTCTTTTTCTATTAGATGACTGTAGGACGGGCGACAACCTCTACACATAGCATTACATTTATTAGATAACCTTATTTCGTAATAATATGGATTTTCAATTTTTTTTAAATCACTTAAATTTTTAATTTCTAATTGATTTAACCACTCTCGCGTATCATACTGTCTATAACTTTCTGCACCAATTGCTTCATAGTTATAGCAAACTTGGCAAGCATGTCCCATTGACTGGCCCGCTAACATTTTATTTCTTATTGTGTTAAAATGTTTGTCATTAACCCAATCTTGGAGTTTATCTACTTGTGTTACTACAAGTCCAGATCTTGCACACAGTTGTAAATTTTTACTATTTTCCATTACAAAATTAATCCAAGGATAAATGCAAAAACTTTTATTTTGATTTAAAAAATCTTCAAATTCACCAAACCCAATAATATTTTTATTAGTTCTAAATTTTGTATTGCGGCCTATTTTTTCAAGTTCACACATTAGCTTAAATGTTGACAACAAAGATTTTTGGTGAGTCCATTCATCCCGTGGTTGATCTAACATTTCAATTTCATCAAAATATTTAGAAATTTTAATTATTTCGCCAATTGACAAATCAGTAACTGATGTGTGATAAAATCCATTCTTATCAGGTATAAAGTTTGAATCTGAAATTAATCCATGATTTTTAGTTTGTAACAAGTCTGATTGTATTGACACCTTTAAATCAGTATCAGTTGTGTTGTTGCCTATAAAAAGTTTTTTCAATTCGTATTGCATGATAATATTTACAAAACCCTGTTAACAACAAAAGTTATTGGCAGAGGGACTTGGAATCGAACCAAGAATAACGGAATCAAAATCCGTGGTTATACCATTTAACTATCCCCCAACAGATAGATTTTCGGGAACATAGTTCCGGCTTTTACACCGCATACTCCGAACTATGCTTGTCTCGAATAGTCAAGCTCTTGCTACCAATCAATCATACTATAGTGTCGCCGCAGTTGATTCCACTGTGGCTAGATTGACCAGGACTCAAAACTACCGTCTATCCCGAAATTTGGTAGAAGTGGTGAGGCTCGAACTCACGATAAACACCGTATGAAGGTGGCGCATTAGCCGCTATGCTACACTTCTAAAAATTATATGGAGCACCGAGTAGGATTTGAACCTACGGTTTTAGGGATTTGCAATCCCTTGCATTGGGCCGCTCTGCCATCGGTGCATTAGTTGGCGTCCCGCCAGGGAGTCGAACCCCGGCCCTCAGTTTTGGAGACTGATGTGCTGCCGTAACACTTGCGAGACTTTATTTGGCGGAGAGTGTGGGAATCGAACCCACTCATCGGTTTAATCCGATGACAGATTAGCAATCTGCTGCATTACCATCCTGCCCACTCTCCATGAATCTATTATAACAGTAAAAATATTTAATGTCAATGGCGGAAGCGGTGAGACTCGAACTCACACACCCATTTCTGGGCCCTCTGTTTTCAAGACAGTTGCCGCTATGCCGATTCGGCTAACGCTTCCTTGTTTGGTACCGCCATATGGAATCGAACCACAATTCCGAAGTTCGTAGCCTCGTGTATTATCCATTATACGATGGCGGTCATGTATGGTGCTGCCTCCTGGGATCGAACCAGGTTCCTCGGTTCTTCAGACCGGTGCTATGACCACATCAGCTAAAGCAGCATATTGGGGTATCCAATGAGAATCGAACTCATGATAGCGGAATCACAACCCGCGGTTTTGCCACTAAACTATGGACACCATTGATTTTGTTTGGTAGCCGCGGACAGTTTCGAAATGTCGGCCTACGCCTTATCAAGACGTTGCTCTTCCTCTGAGCTACGCGGCTAAATAATTTTGAAAAATTTTATGAAATATTACTATCCATTAAATTTGCCTTTTCCTCTTACAAAAAATACAACTTTAGATGTACTAAATGAAACAGTAAAATGGTACGGTCTTACTCACACTAACTTAGAAGAAATTTTATCTCCAGAATTAATGGAAAAATTTTCTCATTTGGGAGTAAAACCTACGCAGGCTTTAATTATTGGACTACCCACAGTTTCATCAGGTAAGACTCTTGTGCATACTGATATAACTCTAGTAGACAACAAGTGGGTAAAAATTCCATGTGGAATAAATTGGGAGATAACCGACAGCAAGGCTTCTTGGCGTTGGTTAGACGTTAAAAACAGTGAAGAATTTTATCCTGAACAGGACAGCGGATACTATGAATATCCAAGAGGGTTAAATGGCAGTATTCATTATAATCAAAGATATAAAAGTTATAGTCGCGATCTTTATCCTGACCCTTACTTTGATACCTACGATGTATTGGAAACATTAACAGTTAATCCCACACAATGTTATCTTGTGAGAACCGAAGTACCTCATAGCATTGAATTTGAATCACAAAAGTCTAATAGAATTGGTATCAGTGTGAGATTTGACACATCTCAAATCTCATCATGGGAACAGGCTGTAGAAATATTCAAGCCTATTATAGACTTATAATTATTGGTGGAGGATAAGGGAATCGAACCCTTAACTGAGGCTTGCAAAGCCACCGTGTTCCCGTTAGCACCAATCCCCCGATTGATTAATCTTGCTCTCGGCGTCGCTTGCTGTTAATCAAGTTTGCTTGAGCAGCACGAACATAGTCGCGAATAAATGCACCACGCTTGTGCGGATCTTTAATAGTAGCTGCCAATGTTTTAATGGGTTTTTTAATTAATACTGCTTTTGAATCATATCCGCGACAAGTCATGTTTTTTCCTTAATTAGTTTATTCATTGAATTATTGATTGGAAAGCATCATCGCTGAGCTTTGCAAAATCTCCCCTTGCTTCTCTAGGAACATAAGTTAGATATTCGTCATGATAATCAGTAGCCCAGTAAAATTTCCAATCTTTAGAATAGGCACGGTGTGGACTACCTACATTGTCCATATTTAATATGAACTTTTTGTTTACCTTAAAATCATATATTGTGCCATTATTGGCTTCGACATACCCTGTTGTGTCTGTTAATAGTTGGTCCTCTTCGCAACTAGGGACTGAATATCCATATACTAATATATTTTTTGTAGTAGGGAAATGATAATGCGGTTCGGTTGTCACAGAGGGTGCATGAATTATCAAAGAAGTTTTATATCTTTTAGGAGAGCCAGACCACTCTATATTTTTCATTAAATCAAAAACTTCTTTTCGTTGTTGTAAAATTATATCTGCTAATCGGGGATGTTCAATAAATTTTAATGCAAAATTTAGGTCAACAAATCCAGTTTGATTATGTGCATCATAAACTGGATTCCCGTTGCTTGTAAACTGTGGTTTCATCATATTGTAATGCGGGAACCAAACTAATCCAAGTCTTACAAAATTACTAAAATAGAATGAACGAGGTAATATCATATAAATTTAAAATTGGTCGGAGTTGAGGGATTCGAACCCCCGACCCTCTGCTCCCAAAGCAGATGCGCTAGCCAGACTGCGCTAAACTCCGAATTTTGGTGGATCCTGACAGTCTCGAACTGCCGACCTACACGGTGTAAACGTGCCGCTCTACCAACTGAGCTAAGGATCCTAATTTAATATACTTATTGTTTCATCCATGGACAATTATCGTAACTGGTAGTAATTCTATGAAGTACTCTTTGTTCCATATTTTCAAATGCCCATCTTTTATGAATACCCAAATATTGATCTGCAAGCAAAACATCACCGTCCTGCCAATGATGATCATAAATGTATTTAGGTTGCGTGTACCATTCATGAATTCGATTTTTTAAATCTTCGCTATCTTTAATTGCCATATCTGTAAAATGATGAATATGGTAGTAACTAAAGTTTAATCCTGTAACGCCTAGTTTATTTGTGTAAACAACAGGAGCCTTATAGTTATAATTAATTGTTGTCCTGCCCCAACCGTAATTTTCTTCAGTGTAACTGTTAAAAATATGGCCGTTTATAGTAGTTTTGTCTTTAATGAAATTCTTAAACTCTTGATCCATGTCTTGATAAGCCAAGACTCCGTTGGCAAAGCTGGTTACACTGCCAACGCTGCCTCTTTCTGCATACAACCACACTACCGGCAATCTATTTGGATCCCAAGGTCTATTCGCATGCCAATCTAATGTAGATTTATGACCAAACAAACCCGGAACATTATTTTCGTTTAGCTCTCCAGTCACTCGCAATATTTTATTATTGCTGTCAGGTAAAATTCTATCTGCTAGTCTAGATTCAGGAGGCACTGTTCGACGATGCGGACTTATACCGGGACCGTCCTCTGGAGGTAGTCCTGCATGAGGGTTAAAATCTTCAATTAAACCAATTGTTTTAGTAATCCTTACTTCATCGTCTGGAGTAAACTTTTGATTACGAGCAAACACAAGAGTATTAGTTGCTACTAACTTAGCAATTTCATACAACTCTTCATTTGTTGCCTTGGCTAAATTGATATCAGTTAATTCTACTGTCCAACCGTTGTCTAATATATTAATTTTCATTTAGCATCTTTTTATGGTTGCGGGTGACGGAATCGAACCGCCGATCTGGAGCTTATGAGACTCCCGAGATACCTCTTCTCCAACCCGCGATAATCAACTAGGAATTATATGTGGAATATATGGAACATTTCTGGGACCACCATACAGTTGTTCAAAAAGCTTTTTTGCTTCCTGCGGTGTGTCCGCATAGACTCGCTTCTTTTCTTCACCTTGTGGTGTTCTTACAGTTGTTTCATACATTGGCATATAATTACCATTTATCACATTATATAGTCTAATATAGACTATGTCAATAGTGGAGCGGGGTAAGAGAATCGAACTCTCCGCTTTAGCTTGGAAGGCTAAGGTATTACCACTATACGAACCCCGCAAATAACTTGGTGCCCTAGGAGAGACTCGAACTCTCACGCTTTTGGCAACGGCTTCTAAGACCGTCGTGTCTACCATTCCACCACCAGGGCAAAAACTTTATCTAACCGTACTGTGGTAATCCCCTAGACTTTCTTCCTTTACCGTAATTTTTGCCTCCGAATGTATCAGATTGGCTATCACAATTAGGACAGATTAATCTAAAGTTAGATGGACTATTATTTGTAGCATCACCATCTATATGGTCAGTCCACAATGTAATAGTTTTTCCATTCCAACTATCTATACCACAACAAACACATTTGTATCCATCTCGTTTAATAAGAAATTCTCTTATTAACTTTCTTGGATTTTTTATCCCTAAATCTTTTCCAGCTAACCAATCTTGGTATCGCTGTTCTTCTATTTTTAATTTTTTTGCAGATTGATCTGCGTAAAAACACTCCAAACCACAATATTTGTGATTTGAACTATACCCTTTAAAATTAAACTTTGTCATACAATGATGACAAGTATAAATTTTGTCTTTCGTGCCTTTGTAATTCATACGGTAGAGTGCCTTTAAATATTTTATATATTTATTTATGTCTACCGTATAAAAATGGCTCCGGGTCCTGGATTCGAACCAGGCTTCACGGATTAACAGTCCGCCGCCTTCACCTAGATTGCTCACCCGGAATAACTTCTATTATATATGCCTATACAGGCTTTGTCAACAATATTCTAAAACACAAGGGTATTGTTCGCACCGATCAATGGAGCCGCCACAACAGTTCATCAATCTGCCGGCCGGTTTATTCATCCCCTGTGTTTTAGAATACCCTCTCAAACGAGAGGATATGATGGGGTTATACCCCACCCAGTTATTTGTACTCTGCTGTTACCGCCAGCATTTCATCCAACTGTCCGCCCATTTGTCACAGTTTATATAGCGTTGTGTGCCGGCTCGCGTTGCCTTGTCACGCTGAAATTATGATTTCAATTTTAGTGGAACTAGCTTGTTAAGTTTTTTGAACTGCTCGGCTCTAGCTAACTTTTTTGTCAGAATATCTCTAAACTGACTGTCGGTTAGTGTATGCTCAGTAGTCCAACGAACTTGTCTGGCTTTTTCTTTCAAGTTGATCTGTTTCATAATTCCTTTTACTAAAACAAAAAACCCCAGGGAGTTTAAGCCTGGGGTCCTAGATTCTTTGTAGTGTTGTTTTTACGCTACAAGATCCTCCTGGACCCCGGTTACCTCTGGTGTGCGATCATTATTAATCTGACTAAACGCACTCCAATAGGTGGGCATCAAGCCGCCTAGTTGGGCTATGTGTTTAACGGATGAACAATGAATCGTGTTTTTCATATCAGTGTCTATTGTAAGTTATTTAGTCTTTGTTGTCAAGTCTTTTTGAAAATGTTGTAAAAATACAAAAAATCTATTCAAAATTTGAAATTCTCTTACTGATAAAATTTTTATAATTACTGTCAAAATCTTCTAGTGCGTAAGTATTTAATTTTTCATCAGTTATGGTTTTACTGCCCAACATTATAGCTAAAAATATCCTTGTACCATTTATGTTTTCTACACTGTGTGCCCTAGAAACTTCATAAGCATACCATTTATTAACTTCAAACTTAAATCTTGTTGTTGCAATTAGTTCATCATATCTATAATTTTGTGCTTGACTTAAACCTTTATCAGTTTTTTTATTGTAGAAAACCGTTTCTACATTTTCGCCGCCCAAAGTATAGTAATAATTCAAAGCCAACATTCTTGCTCGGTCTATATGTGGACTGTGACAACTACTTTGACCATTAAATATTCCATAACTAACAAAAAAATCAATTTTAAACAAACTATAATACTGATCATTTACTAACTTTGTAAGAGTAGGATCTGATGCAAATTTATAATCTGCTAAATTCAATTTATTTTGGTGAAACTCATTTAACCAAATTTTACCAGACTGTTCAAATTCAACAGTTCTAACCAAATAATCCAATCTTTGTTTAATTTTAATATTTGGCGACGGTAAGTTTAATTCAAATATTTCCATAATTAAATTTGGTGCGACTGGCCGGACTCGAACCGGCACGACCGAAGTCGAGGGATTTTAAGTCCCTTGCGGCTACCATTACGCCACAGTCGCATTATCTTTATTATACTTTCTTCTTATTCCTTCTGCAATCTTTTTCTTATTCTACTTTGACAATTGGTGCGCTCGGAGGGGCTCGAACCCCCAACCAAGGGATTATGAGTCCCCTGCTCTAACCATTGAGCTACAAGCGCAATAGAGTTATTATAGCGTCACTGCGAATTAAAGTCAAAGGAAAAAATTATTTCACATTGGGATTCGGAACAACAGTGCCGGTCTTGTCAACCAAAATGACATCTTTTGTTCCTTTGCGACCTATACCTCTTGTTAGTGTTACACCTAAGGGTCTTAAGCCTGCAATACCTAATGTTGCACTATTTCTGTTGCTGTCGTTGCGTATGAGCCATACCATTAAATGACTTTCTGGTATATCTTCCCATGTTTGAATAACAGCATGTGCTTGTACTACTACATTTTTTTGATCTTGTTGAAAGTGGTCGGGTCCAAAGTCCTGAATAACAATACCACCTTCGGGATTGATGTCGGTGCCAAAAATCGCTGCCAATGCTTCTTCAGCAGTTGGCTCCATGACAATTTCTTTGCTGAGTTTGTATACGGGCACGCTTCCGCCGCCTTTTACAGCTCGGTCAGCAATTTTAATAAGTTTGATGACACCTTTTTCTTGTAGGTCATCAATAACTTGTCTTGCTCTAGCGCCAAATAAGCTGTCTGCACTTTCCCAAACTTCAGCACTGAGTTCTTTAATACTGATAGGCAATTTACTGGTCTTGCTGTAAAGCACAACATCTGCCTTTTTTCTGCCTTTTACATCTTTACCAGTTGTTTCTACTCGGACAGCATCCTTAATGGATAGTTTTTTACCGCGCTCGTCAATAAAGGTTACATTAGCACTGCCGTATTTTTGAATCACACTGGCCAACATACTGGCTAATTCCATTTCATTGCCAACACCAGCACTTTGACTGCCCTGTTTGCCTACATCTTTTACTACAATGGCCACAGGACTGCCAGCAAATACTATGCCACCTAGACTGCCCAGTCTTGGGTCAGCTAGATATTGTACTGTAGGGAATTGTTGTTTCAAACGAGCAAGTATGTCTTGAAGAATAAGTTTTCTATATTCTGTAGCTTTTTTCCCTTCGGGAATCTGTGCTAAAACTCTTATGACATTACCTACATCTTTTTGATCTTCGTAGCCCATGGCCGTAAGGGCTTGCTTGACAGCTGGTTTTGTTGCTTCAGCAGGTTGTTTAGTCTTTTCGTCAAATTCAAAAAATCTCATAGGTTGCTCGGTTATAAGATATTTATTAAGAAATTTAAAACGGCATAAACTTATCTTATATCCGTAGAAACACTGATATAAATATTAGTAGAAACACTAATAGGAGTTTGCAAATGAAAACTTTAGTTCAAAAGATTAAAAAGTTTTTAGACGGTAAGTCTGTTTATCAAGCAGAATTAGATAGATTTATTTCAAAATACAACCCACAGAGTCCTGCCGAAGTAGAACTGTTAATTCGCAGATTTGATCGTCGCACTGTATAAAAGGAGCAGTTATGAAACTTATTAAAGAATTTTTTACTACTTTATACACTGCTATGCAGGAAAGTTCTCAGCGTAGAGCCAAAGCAATGATGAAATATCAAGGATATACATTTCATGAATAATTGGCAACCTATGACTGACGAAGATGTTGAATGGGTCAATAATCCCAGCAAACTGCCTCAGGGCAAATAATTATCTGCGTTGGATATCTTCTTCAACGCAGTTTTCACCGTATTGAATTTCAATTAACTTCAGGGGTTGGTCAGATTCATTGCACAGCATGTGCCATGCAGATTTGGGAATAAAGCAGTGCTGTTGATATTCTAACTCATGTAATAAATCATGGTCACTGCTGGAATTTAGGGTATAGACTTTGGCACTGCCTTCGGCTACAAACCAAAACTCTGCTCTGTTCTCATGTCTTTGCATACTAAGACAGGTTTTGGGCTGTACTGTTAGTTCTTTTAATTTTACACCAGCGCCCACAGTGTGTAAAATTCTATAGTAGCCCCAGGATCTTTCAGTTTTGGGTGCTTTCCATTCTTCAAGAATCCAACTGCTGCTGTTACGTTTTTCTTCGCCACCTACACCAAAGGCAAAAGTAACATTGTTATCTTCAAAGGCCATTTCTGGAATATTGTCGGGCCTACGATCTCCACCATTTGCAAATATAATTTCAGCCTTGGGGTATTCTGCGCGAACTCTGCGTATGGCATCAATGCTGCTGCCATCACTGTCATCATAGTCAATTACTTGATAAACTACATTAATATTACCCACAACAGCGGCCCGTTCCTGCCAAGGCATAAATGCTCGGCCTTTTTTACGAGTAAGCCAAGCATCACTGTTAATGCCAACAATTAAAAAATCACCTAATGTTTTGGCTGCTTTGAAATAGGCTATATGACCAGAATGTAGTGGGTCGAAACCCCCAGTAACAAGTACAATTTTCATATCTGTACTTATAAGGAAATATCTTCCATACCTGCTGTTCTGAGTCTAGATACATGGCCCAACATAAAGTTCTTGCTTTCAAGTCCTTTCATCAAACCTAACCATTTATTACGAACTAGTGCTACTTCGTTGATAATGGTTTCAAAGTCAATTACTTCATCTTCACCGTCTACATACTTTTCAGCGTCACGGCTGGTCAGGGCTCTGTTGTACTTTTCTAAGTAATTTTGAAAGTGTTTACGGCGAATTTTACGCAGTTGTATGCCAAGAAAGTTCAATACTGCTTCAATTTCTTGCAGTTGATTGAACCTATGTTCAGTTATGCCAGGTAGTGCAGCAATGTTGCGTTCAAGATGGCCACGAATGCCACAGTCCTGTTTGGCTTCCACCAATTCATTCTCGTAGTATTCAATGAAGTCGGGTATATTACCCAAGTCTTGAACTATGCGATTATACCACATTATTCTTCGTAGTCAGAATCTTCAAAGTCATCTTCATAGCCGCCAGCGTATTCTTCAAGGCTGCGTTTGGTATATTGATCTAGCCCGCCAAATTCTTTTAGTTCATTGTCATTTAAGTAATCAACTAAAATACTCATGATAGTGTCGCTGGCTTCTTGGCGGTCTTTTTGTGGGATATACTGTTTAAGGGTGCTGTAGACTTCACCCAATACATCAACTTCGATGGTCATTATTCTTCCTCTGTGACAGCAACCGGTTCAGAATTATGTTTATGAGGATGTTTGGTATAGTCTTCCATGACACTGTCCAAACAACCGTCTTCGTTTCGTTCCCATTCTTTGCGGAACATTTTCAATTCAGTACCGTTTGCTAGTTGGTATTTAAGCCTATTGCCATCTTTTGCTAATAATCCCTTGCCCTCAAACATGTCTACTAGTCCGCTGTAGGGATTCATGCCAGTTTCATAAGGAATCTTTACCTGTACACCTTCAAAAGGTTTAGCATAGCGTGTTTTCATAATCTTACAGCCTGCACGAATACCTTTTACTTCGGAAATTTTGTTGCCATCTTCATCTTCTTTAAGTTTCATTTTCTTCATAGCAACAACAATACTGCTGGCATAGATAAAGCCTTGTCCGCCTGAAATTTTATCATCAGGATCAAACATGTCTTGGCTTGCATAAGTGTGGTTTGTGGCCACCAAGCCAATGTTTAGATCACCAAACATGTTTACGCAGTTACGCACCAACGCAGTCAAGGCCTTTGGTTTACGACCCATATCGCCTTTCAAGTCGCCAGCTTCAAACTGATTAACATCAGTGGGAGTCAACAACATGCCCAGGCTGTCTAGAACGAACAAAACTTTGGGTCTATCATCTGCGGGCAGTGTTTTATATTCTTTTACGAACTCGGTTACCATTTTGGCTACATCATCAATCATAGCCATGTTAACTTTCAGTAGTTTGCTTTCACTGGTATCTACACCCAGTGCGTGTAGCCAAGATTCATCCAGTGCATTTTCACTGTCGATTAAGACAACATAAATGCCCTGTTGTTGTGCGTGACGCACCAAGTTGCCTGAGCAGATAAAACTCTTACCTGCACCAGACTCACCAGCGAATACTGTGACTTTACCCAGCGGTACGCCCTTATCAAATGCGCCACTGATCAAATAGTTTAAGGCATAGTTGCCTGTGCTGATCCAAGTGTCTGGATCACGGAATCCTAAACTGATCCCATCAATACTTTTAGTAATTGTTTTACGAAATTTGCTTACATCAAAAGGTTTTGCCATAATATATATTCATTGAAAAGTTAAAAGTAGGGGACCGTCTCCCCTACATGACACAAGCTTGCAATATGGATTATTGCTTCTGACGGTTACGAATTTGTGCTAGGATATCCATGGCGTTTTTACCGCCAGTGGCTGCTGGTTTGGCAACTGGAGCAGGTGCGTCATCTTCGTCGGCATCATCTCCGCTCCAAGGAGCAGTAGTGTCTTCAACTACACTAAGTTTAGTTGCGGCTGCGGCCGCAGGGCGAGCTGCTGGTGCAGCATCGTCGTTACTGCTGTCTTTGGCAGTAGCCATCATACCTGCCGGCTTGTAGTAAGCTCCCCAGCGTTCCATGTCATAGGGCTCGCCATCAACACTAGCTTCAAACATCTCTTTGATGATTTTCAATTCTGCTTCGTTGGGCTTCTTGGGCAGGAAATCAGCCAAGTTGTAAAGACCATACTTTTCAATGGCTGCAAGTTCGTCTTGAGTCAATGCGCTTTCGCGACGAGCCCAAGTACTGGTGCTGTAGTCAGCGTAGCCACCCTTGCTGGTTTTCTTGATGTTAAAATCAAGACCAGCTTCATAATCTGTGGGCATGTTTTCCAGTTCGGGATCCATCAGTGCGTTTTTAACCAAGTTAAAAATCTGGGGACTGATAATAAAACGACGAATTGGATTTTCAGGTGCTTTGTCATCGGTCAAAGGATTGTCACGAATAAAGCCTTGAAACAAGTAAGACTTTTTCTTCCAATACTTACGACCCATGTCTTCAAGACTTTTGTCTTTGAACCAGGTACGCACTTCAGCCAAAACTGGACAAGCTTCGCCCCACATTTCTACACAGGGGACCTGTACAAAAGTTGGCTTGCTGTCGGGTTGACCTTTGATGCCTGCGAAAGGCAATTTGATCATCAGTCTTTCAATCCAGAAAAAACTGTTTTTGCTGTCTGCGTCTGGGAGGAATCGTACACG